TCTTTAGCGTAGGGGTAGTTCATCGAAAAGATATATCTACCAAATATGATATAAGTAAAGTTCCGTATCTTTTACGGTATGAATAAATTGAAATTCAGAAAGGATTAATTATGAATTCAAAAATGAGAAAATTAGAAACTAGAAAGCGTCGGCATATAGATCGACAGATGTTACGAAAGCAAATTAATCAAGAATGTATGGAAGAATTTTTACCGGAAGATGTAATTGGAATTAAAAAGGAATTATATTATGAAGATATAACCCACAATGAAAATTTGGGTGTTAAAGAAATATAATAAAAAGGTCCCCTCAAATTGAGGGGCCTTAGATTCGTTATTTATTATCCATTCCAATTTTTTGGAGGTTTAGCATATTTTTTATCGACAAATGGCTCGGGAAAGCTTATTTGTTTTTCGGAAGTTAAAGGAACTCCCATTTTGATTAAACTTTCTCGGCTGGCATAAAAAATCGAGGAGACAAAATCAACGTTGCCGGGCTTAAATTTGACTACAACAACATTGGATTCTTCTGCGCCTCCCCATTTGGTGCCAAGGTCAAATAATTCAGGGGAGTTTTCTTGAACCTCTGAAGTATATTGAACCTCCGAAGTATATTGGGCGTGGCACATTAAGTCAGAAGACTTGGGCGATTTATGTGATGTATCAGTGCTACATAATAATGGAGTTTCCCAGTAAGGTTTATATGGTTCTGGCCAATATGGAGGATATGTCGGATATGGATATCGACGACGGTGAAAATGATAATGGTGATGAAGATGTTCATGATTTTCGCATTTTTTATATTTTTTAAGTACTGGTATATCTTCTTTATGAATTACTACACCAATAACACCAACATTTTTTTGAAGTCCTTCTTCGTTTTCTTCCGTTTCTTTTATAGCGGCATACGAATCTTCTTTAGATCCGAATACAAATTTAGCAACTTTAGAATCGGAAACTCGGAATCCGTCAATTTTAACGCTGCAATATCTATTAATAACATACCCCGGATTATCCGAGCGAGCGGGCTTCCCATTCAAAACGTCAAGCCCATCTACAGAACATACGGCCAAAATTCTATTTTCCGTATTGTTTTTAATTTCAATGACATATTCCGAACCCGATTTGGCTTCGATGAAAGTTTTTCCGTCATGTTGATATTGTTTACAACGAGAACCGTTGACAAGTATATTTATTCTATAAGACATATAATTTACCTTTCTTTAGTTGAGGTTCTAAAGCCTTGGCGGCCCTACAGCCGATTTCAGCCTACTGATATAATATATCAGGAATTACAACAAAAGCAACTTTTTTTAAAATAAAAATTCAAACAAAATATAATAAGTTTTCAATTGCAATAAAATGTGATATAGTATTTGAACGAAAGAAGAAAAATATGGAAGATCATACAAAGGAAATTGACACGTTAAAGAAATATGGAAAAACTTTCCAATCTAAATGTATATCGGCGCTTTTAACTGATCGTGAATTTATTGAAAGAACAATAGATATAATTAACGCTGAATATTTTGAGGCCGATGCTCACCGATGGATAATTAAAATAATTTTAGAATATTTTCCTAACTATAGAAGCGCTCCCACAAAAGAAGTGTTTAAAGTAGAAATGGAAAAGATTCAGGATGAAGTATTAAAATCAACCATTCTTGATCATTTAAAAGAGACATACCAGTATATGTCTCATAAGGATTTAGATTATACAAAAAAGATATTTCTTGAATTTTGTAGAAATCAGAAATTAAGAAATGCCATTTGGGAATCTCATTTGTATTTGAAAGAGGGAAAATATGACAAAATTTGGCAAGTAATTAATGAGGCATCAAAAGCCGGGCTGGAAAGAAAATTGGGGCATGAATATTTAGATGATGTTGACGCTCGACATTCTGCAATGGCACGAGAATGTATTCGCACAAATTGGGATATAATAGATTTACATTTAGACGGAGGATTAGGAAAGGGAGATCTTGGATTTGTGGTTGCACCACCGGGGGCGGGGAAATCTTGGTTTCTAGCAAGATTGGGGTCGGAGGCTATGAAACAAGGAAAAAATGTAATGCATTTTACAATGGAACTTAATGAGATGTATGTAGGATTGAGATATGATTCTATTTTTACAAGAATTCCATTTCAAGACGTTCGAAAAAATACAGATGTTGTCAAGGAAAAAATTAAAGAATTAAAATCAAAGGGACTCGGAAAGTTATATGTAAAATATTTTCCAACCCGAACTGTTACGGCTGCATCGTTAAAAATGCACATTGATCGTTTGCAACTTTTACATGGAATTAAGATTGATATGGTAATTGTTGATTATGCCGATTTGATGCGACCCCTGCAAACAGAAAAAGGGTCGAACACTTATATCGATTCGGGAAACGTATATACGGAATTGAGGGGAATATTGGGAGAATTACAAGTTCCTGGATGGACAGCATCCCAAGCAAATCGATCAGCACATGAAGAAGACGTTATTGGTGCAACAAATGTTGCGGATAGTTTTCAAAAAATTATGATTGGAGATTTTATTATGGCATTGGCTCGTAACGATTTTGATAAACGACAAGGAACCGCACGACTTTCTGTAATGAAAAACAGATTTGGTCCAGATGGATTTTGGTATATATGTCGATTTGATACTTCAATAGGAAACATTGAGATATTTGACAAAGATTCTATTGAAGGAATGGAGCTTATAAGTAGTTACAAAGAAGAACAAGAACGGGAAAGAGAATTGCTTCAAAAGGCATGGAAAAAGGTTCGTAACAATTCTCCGAACGATAGTCCGTAAATATATTTATGTGCTTAAAAAAGTTTAAAAATAAAATTTTTTATTGGGGTCTTTTAGGATTAAAATTATCTACTTATACAAGATGACACGAAATAGATTTTAAGAAGATATGGAAGAAAATGTAACAAAATTTGAAGATGTAAAAGATTTATCAACGAAAGAATATTTTCAAGGAAACCAATTTTCAATAGATGCATTTGAAAAGAAATATGCCGCTTCTCCTGAAGAAACTTATGTGCAAGCTGTAAAAAGGGTTTGCGATTTTATTGCTTCAGTAGAATCCACCCAAGAATTACGAGAATATTGGAGTAACCGTTGGTTTGACGAAATTTTTAATGATTGGTGGCATCCCGCCGGATCTATCATGCAAGGAGCCGGATCGGGCAGAAAAATTAGTTTAGCTAATTGCACGGCTACGTCTTTAGGAAAAAATCGAGATGGAGAGGAATGGGACAGTTTAGAAGCTATCATAAGGAATTCGTCCTATACTATTGCTAAATGTGCGGCTTATCGGCAAGGATTGGGCACCGATTTTTCAAGATTGCGCCCACGGGGTACAAGGGTATCAAATTCGGCAAATCAATCGACGGGCGCAGTGCACTGGATGGAATATACTGATAAAATAGGATATTATGTAGGACAATGTTTACATCCCAATACAAATATTTTAACAGAGCATGGATATAAAACAATTAAAGAAATCGTTGAAACAAATTACGATGGAAATATAATAGGTAAAGATGGAATAGTTAAAATTATTAATTGGTTTAAAAATCCACAAAAAGAAATATTTAGATTAAATTTGGAATATGGTGATTATATAGATGCCAGCCTCGATCATAAAATATTAGTTTATGATTTGAAAAATGATGCACATATAGAAAAGAAAATGGGAGAAATATCTCCGGGTGATTATGTTATTTGTAAAAGATTTAATGGAACCAGGAAATTTGTAGATAATATTACATTTGACCATTTTAAATATGAATTAAGCGAATATAATAATAGTAACCGACTTTTTATTCCCGAAAAAATTCCAACGATATTAACTCCCGAATTATCTTATATTTTAGGAATTATTTATGGAGATGGATGTGTATATAATGAAACTATCGAAATAGCATTTTCTAATAATTGGCCTGAAATATTGGATAAATTTAATGCATGTATTAAAATTGTATTTGGATGTAATGTAGGTGAATGTGGAATTAATATTAAAGTAGGAGAGCGGAATAGTACTTCGGAAGATTGTACAAGAATAATACTTGGGAAATGGTTTTATAACTTTTTTAAACATATAGAATGTTTAAAAGGAACGACGAAAAATCTAGGGTTTCCTAAAATTTTTACAAATTGTAATCAATCTAATTTGGAATCATTTTTTGCAGGATTATTTGATGGCGATGGTTATAATTCTATTACTAAAAGAAACATATGTCTTTCATTAGTTGATGGCGATTTTTTATATAATTTGAAACTTCATTTGCAAAAATTTGGATATGTAATGAAGTTAAGAAAAAAAATTCGACCGGGATATGAACCATGTTTTAATTTGTCGGCGGTTGGGAAAGCATCGTTAGAAAAAATTTCCGAAATAGATTCTATAAAAATCCAACAAGGAAATTTGATGGGGAAATATGATAGACTTAAAACTCCATTTCGAGCTAAATCTTTAAATATAAATCCCAATTTATTTCGTGATATAAATGAAAAAGATCCTTTTTCCGATAGCAAATATATTAAATATACCAATTCTATTTGTGATCTTTACATTCAAAAAGTGGAGTCGGTTATTAAAAATGGAGAAAGTATTACATATGATATTACGGTGGATTCGGACGATCATTTATTTTGTGCCCAATCGATTTTATTAAAAAATAGCGGAAGAATTCCCGCAATGTTGTTTAGCATTTCGTGTGACCATCCAGACGTTGAAGAATTTATACAAATAAAATCGGATTATACAAAAATTCAAAATGCCAATATTAGTGTACAATGTACAGAAAAATTTTATAAGGCCATCGAAAATGATGAAGATTGGGAATTAAAATTTGTTATTCCTCCTTTAAAAAAGGGTGATAAAGTTTATGTTGATGTGCATAGTATTGATATGTTTACAACTAAGGAAAAAGAAACGGGAAGATATTATAAAATAGCTACTCATGATAGAAAAAAAGAAGTATTTACTAAAACTGTAAAGGCTCGGAAATTAATGGAATTAATTGCAAAAAACATGCATCAAAATGCAGAGCCAGGAATTCAGAATATCGATGTTGCCCGAAAATATAGCAATTCGGATGCAATGTACGATCCAGCGGATGAATATGATTCAAGAATTATCGGAACCAACGCATGTTCAGAACAATATCTTTCACGAGAATCTCTTTGTGTATTGGCATCGATTAATTGTGGAAAATTTTCAACGGAAGAAAAAGATTACATAAAACAATTAGAAAAGATTTCTAAATCAATCAATCGGTTTTTAGATAATGTTAATGAATGTGAATTGGTTTATAAGACTTATGCAACTCCTCATCAAGAATTGGCTATTAAAAAACTAAGGCGCACGGGGGCGGGGGTAACTAATATTGCGGCGTGGCTATTTAAAAAGGGATTGGTATATGGTTCTAAAGATGGAAATGATTCGATAGAAGAATTTATTAAATGGTTTAATTATTGGTTATATATTAGCACTGAAGAACTTGGGGCCGAAAAGGGGGATTTTGGATTATTTAATAAAGATAAATGGAAAAGTGCCCCATTTGTTTCTCGGATTATAAAAGAATCGGAAAAATTAAATTCGGAATATAAAGTTCCCGTTCTTAAAGGAAATCATGCTCGAAATGTTACAGTTAGTTCTATAGCGCCAACGGGTTGTATAGAAGAAAATACCAGAATAGTTACTAATTTGGGACTTATTAAAATAAAAAATTTAGTAAGTAATCATCCAAATGAAAATGAATTTTTAGACATAATTGATAATATTCAAGTTTCTGATGAAAAAGGAAATACAAATATTATAAAATATTATAATAATGGGGTAGTAGATGGTTATGTAATTGAATTAGAAGACGGAAGAATAGCAAAAAATTCTTCTACGCATAGAATTCGGGTATTAAATGATGAAATATATGAATGGAAATATTCTCCTGACATCATTGTTGGAGATATTGTAATATCATATTTGGGCGCTGACAATGATCGCTCTGATTACGTAAAATTAAATAATAAATTAGTTAGTGAACATCATAATATATCCTCCATAACATTGCCGACGGTATTAGATGAACAATTGGCCGAATATATTGGATTATTTACCGGAGATGGCAGTATAAAATTTAGGAGTGAATCGGGAATAGTAGATGGGATTAGATTTCCCGTATTTTCTGAAGACAAGGATTTAGCAGATTATATTATTGATTTAACTCGAAATTTATTTTCATTAAATTGTAATTGCAGTTTTAATAAAAATAAGAGGATATATGAAATAACAACACATTCTATTAACCTTGGAAATTATTTAATAAATAATGGATTAGAAAAAAAGAAAAAAATTTCAACAATTAAAGATGGAAAATCACATGTGTATCATATTCCGGAAGCAATTTTTCGATCAAAAAAGTCTGTTATTGCAGCATATTTAAGAGGATTGTTTGAATCGGATGGCGATATATCTGAAGGATGTATTTCATTATACTCAAAATATAAACATATAACGGCTGAAGTTCAAGAATTATTGATGTATTTAGGAATTCAGTCGTATCTAGGAGAAATAGATAAACTCAATGCAGGATTTAATAATAAAATGTACCGGGTAACAATTCGCTTTAAAAACGATAAATTAAAATTCCGGAATATAATCGGCTTTATAAGCAATCGAAAAAATCAATTATTAAATGAATTTGAATATGAAATAGATAGAGAAAAAATTTACATTAATATTTCACTAGCAAAAAATATACAATCAAAATTGTCATCAATTATTACATCAAAATCCAAATTATATTCTAAATTAACAACATTTATTTGTAATAATAAAGATAAAAATTATATTTTTATAAATCGTGATACATTAAATGAAATTGGGAAATATATCGATTTATCTTCTTATTTTCCTTTTAAATTAGAAAATTATGTTACATCGAAAGTAAAAAGGGTTTACCGTGAAAAGATGCAAACATATGATATTGAAGTTTCGTCGGAAAATCATACATATATAACATCAAACGGATTAATTAATCATAATACAATTTCTTTAATGTTCCGTGATTTTATATTATCATATGGTATTGAACCAGCATTTTTCATGTATTTTTGGAAACGAACCCGCATGGCGGGAAAATATGAATATTATTTTTGTGTGCCTCGGGTCATAAAAGAAATGTTTGCTCAAGCAGGTTATCCAATTCCTATGGATTGTGATTCAATTCGGGACGATTGGAAGGGTTCTAAAGGAATACCAATAGCTAAATTTATTGATGAACACCGGCATAATTTTAAATTTAAAGAATCCACGGAAATTAATCCAATGGACAAATTGCAATTAATGTCACAGGTGATGAAATGGATAGATAGTTCTATTTCGGTGACATATATGCTTCCTATTGGTTCAACTTGGAAAGATGTTTATAATTTTATTCTGGAAGCACATAAAAAAGAAGTAAAGTCCATTGCGGCGTTTCCAGATAAAAAGATGTATGGAGTTGTTTCCAGTATCCCATTTAAAGCATTAGCATTTAAATTAAAAGATGAAGGTATAGGAATACATCACCAGAATTTTTCTGATGAAGAATTGAAAGAATTAAACCTTTCCCGAGAAAATATTACACCAAAAGCATTCGATTATCCCAAACGCCCATCATCTTTAGATGCAGATATTTATGTAGTTTCGGTTAAAGGAGAAAAATTTGTTATTGTTGTGGGACTTCAAAATAATCAACCATATGAAATTTTTGGTGGGCATGTAAATGGATTTGGGTTTAAATTTACTAATAAAAAAGGTAAAATAACTAAAGTGAAGCGAGGACAATATGCTTTGGAAATTGGAGATGTTGTTATAGAAGATTTTTCTAAACAATTTACTCCCACCGAACAAATATTGTTTAGAATGGCGTCTATGGCCATGCGACACGGAATTCCCATACAATTTGTTGTTGAACAATTACAAAAGGCTCAGAGCGATATTACTTCAATGGGAGCAGCCGCAGCCAGATGTTTAAAAAAATATATTATTGATGGTACACAAATAACAGGCCAAAAGTGTCCGAATTGTGGGAAGGATCTCGTATATATCGAAGGCTGTTCAACTTGCACCGAATGCGGTCATAGTAAATGCGGATAATTTTATTATGAACTACCCCTACGCTAAAGACGTAGGGGTTTCGGCTCCAACCAACTGCCCATTATTTCTAACGGGTCTTATGTCAGGACAAGCCACTAACTCCGTAGTTCCTACGGTTAAATTCAATCCTTGTCTCAGGATGTTTTGTGAAGCATTCCAATCTCTATCCAATTTCCGTTGGCATCGTGGACAATCCCATTCTCTCATGTTCAATGAGAGATTGTCATTCACAAATCCACAATGAGAGCAGGTTTTGGATGACGGAAAGAACCTATCAATCTTCACAAGTCTCCTTCCATACCAATCTGCCTTATAGGTTAGTTGCCTCACCAGTTCTCCCCAAGAAGCATCTCCAATGGATTTGGACAAACAATGATTTGCCATCATATTTTTAACACCTAAATCTTCCAAACAAATCGCTTGGTTTTCGTTAATGAGTTTGGACGTTATTTGGTGAAGATGATTATGACGAATGTTGGCAATCTTCACTTGGACCTTGCCAACCTTCAATCGTGCTTTGTTTCTGCCATTGGAGCCTTTCTTGGAACGACTCAACGCTTTCTGTCTTATTCTTAATAGTTTCGCATACTTTTTGGTGGTCTTAATGTTTTCAAATCGCTGCCCATCGGAGCATGTCACTAATGACTTAATGCCCAAGTCAATCCCAATGGTCTTATCTGCTTTCGGTTTCTTCTCAATGTCTCTGGTGACTCCAATACAAGCATAATACTGACCCGCCTTATTCTTGATGATGGTAGCATAGTTAATCTCACCTTCTACTTCACGATGCTGGTCAATCTTTATACCTTCCTTAAACTTTGGGAAGTATATCCTTTCTTCGCTTACTACTACGAATTGGGGGACACGAAATGACTGCTTATTCTTCTTGGACTTAAATCTTGGAAATTTCGCAAGTTTCTTAAAGAAACGATTATATGCTCCGTCCAGATGTTTAATGGCATGTTGGAGAGATTGGGCATTACACTCATTCAACCATTCAGTTTCAGGTTGTTCCTTAATCTTCGTCAGTTCCTTTGCCATATCCACATAAGTTAATGTTTTCTTGGCAAGTTGTTTCTCTTTCGCTTCCAGATAGAACTTGGTCCGTCTATCCAAAAAATGGTTGTAGGTCCATCGGATGCTTCCGAAGTGTTTGGACAACAGGACTTCTTGTTCCTTGTTAGGAAACAATCTCATCTTAAATGTATAGTCCTGTTTCACTTAATATATTTATTCTCTTTGTGTTTCTGGAATATACATATTAGGGAGAAAGAGAAAACGATTAAAAAGGTATCACACAGCATCACGTTCCAAGTCTGCTCAACTGGTGATGTATCTTCGGAAACAATCAGAATGTATATTGAGAGCCGGGGATAATTTTCTCCATTCATCTCCTACGCTAAAGACGTAGGAGTTTTCTGGCGACTTAAAGATAAAATGACTGTTTCGATTTCGTTTTTATATTTATATATATTATAACAATTTGAACCAGGAATTTAAAATAAATGAAATCGGAACAATCTAAACGGGAAGCATATAATTATAATCCACATATAGAATCCAGAGTTGCCAGGCTTGAACTTGGGATGCAACGTATAACCGATGATTTAAGAGATTTAATCCAAGTTGTACGGGACCGAGGAGACGCAACAGATAAGAAAATTCAAGAATTGTCTGTTGCAGTAACCCAAGCTTCTGGACCCAAAAAAACCGATTGGTCCACAATTATTGCGGGAATTATGCTTATGTTGGCTATTGGAGGGGCGGCATTTTGGCCATTAAATAATCAAGTTACCGAATTAAAGTCCCAATTACATGAACAACATATTTTATTATTGGAACATCAAAAAATAACTAATCACCCGGTAGGAGAAGCGCTAGTTCATAGGTTAGAAGATCAATTAAAAACGCATATTGAACAAAATAGAAGAGATTTTGCTGAACATTTATCTAATGAAGAAAAAACTTTTGAAGCATTTGCAAAATGTACAACAGCTAAAATAAGTGCCGATACGAGTATATTACAATGTGAAATTGCCGATGCTAAAAAATTGTGTAGTGCCATATCTACTGAAATTAAAGAGAGATTAAAGATTCTTGAAGAAGAAAACATAAAGAGAAATGATGAAGATCGGGCGGAATTAAGAATGTGGAGACAAAAAGCAATGGGATTATCTTCTCCCGATTCGTATGTTCCTCTACTTAATAGGGAAAATATTGAAGATTCATTTTCAATTAGAAAGTAAATGTATTTTTAGTAAAGGTTAGAGATATTTATATTAAGATATGAACAACGTTAGGAAAAACTTTACAAATTTAGTTAATCGCATTCTTAATGAGGAATTAGAACGAGCTAATGCCATAGGAACTAAATCGGTTTCCCGAGTTCCAGAAATGGATGCCAATGGAATTTACGTTAATAAAGATATAAAACGTCCGGACAAAGATTCTATAGTTAAAAGTTTAAAAAGTAAAGAATTGATGATTTCTGAGTTATCTAAAGAAATAGAAGGTATAACCGAAAAAGCAGTTTCTATTAATTGGGATGATCATGATGATTTAATGGTTAGTGCTAAAGATTTAAAATATATTAGAATTTCACCGAGATGGACTGATTATTTTGTTATTGAAATGTTTACTCGTAACGAAGACCGAATTTGGATTACGGGACAAACGTGGGATCAAGTTAAAGAATTTGTTAAGACCAACTTAAAGAATGTTTCCGAAGAATCAGTTGCTACAGAAAAAGCATTTGATAAAGTAACTCAAAATAGAAAAGATCAAACTCCTTCTCCGGACAAAGGAATGCCTCAGAAGGATAAACCAAAAATTAAGCCATTAACTAATGAACCTCAAAAAAATAAATCTAAAAATAAAGAAAAAGATTATGTAGAAGATTTAGTTAAGCAAATAAAAGATTTACCTAATCAACCAATGTCTGCGGTAGATGATTTTAAGAAATTAATTGATTATAAAGTTAAAGATCCAGTGCGATTACGAAAACGTGTACCCAATAAAACATTAAAAATTAAAATGAAATAATTTATTTGGTTTCCGGGCGGCTCTTCGGAGCCGCTTTTTTATTGACTTTCCTTGAGTTGCATGTTATAGTGTGTCACAATGGAAAAAAATGAGATTGGAATAATAAGGGACAGTTTATCACTAAAGCCTAAAGAATTGATAATTAGTGATTTAAAGTGGAAATATTTGGTTCGGGCAGTTGTACGTTCCAAGAATATTATGATTGTTGGTCCTTCGGGCTGTGCCAAAACTATGGCGGCACGTAGCGTTGCAACGGTGTTAAAACGGCCATTTGAAGTATTTAATATTGGCAGCACACAGGATGCCCGGGCCACTTTAATAGGAAATACAACATTTAAAAAAGAAATAGGTACATTGTTTTATAAATCGGCATTTGTAAAGGCAATTACCACCCCCAATACAATAATATTGTTAGATGAATTTACACGGGGTACACATGATGCATGGAACATTTTAATGCCTGCAATTGATCCAACACAAAGATATTTGCGTTTAGATGAAGATGAATCAAGTTCAGTGGTAAAGGTAGCCGATGGGGTTTGTTTCATTGCAACGGCTAATATAGGAAATGAATATACGGCCACAAGAGTTTTAGATAAAGCCAGTGCTAGAAGATTTCCTATAAAACTAGAAATGCCCCCATTGGAGGGAGAACAACTTAAAACATTATTTTCTATTTTATTTCCGAATAGGAATTTAGATGAAGAAAAACTCATGAATACACTGGCGTCCATTTCAGATGATTTAATTTCACAATGTAATATGGAAGATGCCAAAATTTCAACTTTTATTTCTCCGGCAAATATGGTTGAAATGGCCGAATTAGTAATGGATGGATTTACATTGGAAGAAATAGCAGAAGCAGCTATTTATCCTGAATATCCAGATGAGGGAGGGGTAGGAGAAAGCGAGCGGGTATATGTAAAAAGCATTTTACAAAAACATTTTCCTAAAAATGTAAAAAGTCCATTAAATGATCCACTGGCAAGTAAAAAAAGAGTTAAATTTTAATGTCTATGCAAAAAAATATTAATCCATCCGATGTTGAATTTTGGATGGATATGGACCAATTTTCTAATTACATAGTAGATTCCTCTGAACAAACAATAATATTTAATATAGATTTGGTAAAATTGGCTTCTATTAGAGCGGCCATTTCAAATTTTGTAAGGATCCTTGCTCGGAGGCCCATTCCAGTTTATTTTCATGATGATGAACAAAGTTTTAATAGTCGAGGTAAGGCGATTTATATTTCTGCTAAAATAACAAATCTTCGGCAATTTGAGCGGGCGGTCGGATTGGCATTGCACGAAGCGGCGCATACTTTATGGACAGATTTTGACCAAGTTTTGAAAGCGTGGGCTAATATTCCACATGAAATTCTTTCGTTATCTGACAAAAAAAATATTAGAAGAGCAACATTGGAAAAATTTATACATGGGATGTGGAATATTATTGAAGATCGTTATATTGACAATTTTGTATTTAATGAGGCTCCAGGATATAGAGGATATTATATTTCTTTATATGATGATTTAAATAATGATATGATTGGGGAATATTTAAAAAGTGATTATTTCCGGCATCCAAGTTTAAAATCATATGATTTTCGCATATCTAATTTTACAAATGAGGCTACAGATTTATTGGCCCTGCCCCGGTTAGAAGAAATAGCCGAAACCATAAACATTTCTAATATAGATAGGTTACATACAACAGAAGATAGGATTAAGTGCGCATTTGATGTTACTAAAATAGTATTAGAATGTATTGATGAACATTTACAAAAAGAGGAACGGGGAGAAATACCAATACGAGGGAAAGATATGGGGTTGGCAAATCCATCTGATTTTTTTGATTTTGGGGATGGAGAAGAACAGGAAGAAGATGAGCCGGATTCTTCTACTAAATTAGAAATGGGAGAATCCGAAGAAATAGATGTAGGAAAACAGATGATTGGTGAGATTTCAGATATAGTGCAAGGAAAAATGCCAGAATCTGAAAATTTTGATGCAACCGAAAAAATTTCAGATGAACCGCCGGAAAAAGAGGTATTAAAAGAAATAAATAAATTAATCAAAATACAAAAAGAATTTATAACGGGAAATGTAAAAAAAGAAGCGGTTACTTCACAACAAAAAGCACTTTTAGATTTAATTGAAAAGCACGGAATTACAATGGTGCGGGTAGATATTCCGATAACAGCTTCAGGAAATGATACCAGTTTAAAAGTAGATTGTATAGTTGTAAAAAAGATGACTAAAGAACTGATTTTATCCGGGGAAAAAGTATTTCCATTAAGTGGGGCCATGAAATTTGGTGATATGGTTCCCGTGCCTCCTCCGGCGGTAAAACAAGCGGTTCAAAAAGGAATACGATTGGGAACAAAATTGGGGAGGAAATTACAAATTAGGGCCGAATCTAACCCCATAAAAATAATAAGAAAAACGTGTGGAAAAATAAATCGCAGGCAATTACATGAAGCCGGATTTGACGCAGAAGACCTTTTTTATAAAATGATAATTGATAAAAGACCCGAAGCAAATTTACATATTTCTGTAGATGCAAGCAGTTCAATGGCCGGAGAAAAATGGTATAAAACTATGACAGCAGTAACAGCTATTTGTAAGGCGGCATCTATGATTGATAATATACATATTACCGTATCATTTAGAACTACACAAGAGTCAAAGAATCATATGTTTCCATATATAATTTTGGCGTATGATTCAAAACATGATAAATTTTCTAAAATAAAAGAATTATTTCCTTATTTAACCCCGTCAGGGTGTACACCAGAAGGATTGGCTTTTAGTGCAGTTATGAATTTATTTGAAGGTATTACACCCGATGAAGAAGAAAGGTTTTTATTAAATTTATCTGATGGAGAACCATATTTCCAAATAGAAGTGAGAGATACAAGTTCTAGTATATTTTATCATGATGAAATTGGGGTATATCATACCAAAACCCAAATAGATAAAATACGGCGGCAAGGTATTGAAATTTTGAGTTATTTTATTAAATCGAAACATGAAGAAAATTCATCTAAGCTTGAAAAAAATTTCCGGCGAATGTATGGGAAAAACGCTAAATTTATTGACGTAGAAAGTGTAATAGATTTGGCCAAAACAATTAACGAACTTTTTTTACGAAGTTTTGATGAAAAAATATCTTGACATTTTATACTCTTTAAGTTATTATATGGTTGTATAATCAGAGAGCAAATAGCTCTTCAATCTAGTTAAATATTTATGAAAGCAAAGAGAAAAAATAATACCAATCAAGTTGTTAAATGGCCGTCGGCAAAATATTTTACGATGGAAAACATTTTTGAAACCAATCCGAATATAATTCATATAACCACTCGGAGTAAAACAAGCCGAGCTATAAAAGACGGGAAAGTAGTTGAAATCGGACACATTCCCGGAGGAAAAGGAAGACCACGAAAGGTATATTCATTAAGTCCGGTAACACAAGAGATGCTATCAACCGCTGAAAAAGAAGGAATTATTTTAGTAGATAATGCCAGTAAATTAATTCATGTTGTTTCGGTATCAGACGAAATTCCGGCCAGTGCGGTATCTAAACCTTCGGAGATGGTAGTTACACGATAGTTTATACGATCTTCCATATATCCGGAAGTGATTTTGGTCGGTTATGAATTTACGTGAAAAGAAGAAAAGAGAGTTAAAAAAATTAAAACCAAAACCTTACCGGATATATGGAATTTTTAATTTTGATACTAAGACGTTAATACAAGTAGATTTGGATTTAGAAAGATTAACATTTGATTATGAACTGTCGGGGTATGATCCTGATAAATATGACATTGTTTCTTTTGATATAATGATAACTTAATATCGTATGAGATATTTTCCAATTTCAGAAATAGGTGCTTTAAATGTTTGGATTCTTCTATATCCTTCATTTCCTAAAATATAGGAAAAGATTACTACTTTTGTATCCTTTGTCGCTCCAGCCATGTGTTCATCTATTTTTTTAAGAAGGGTTATAATTATGGTTTTAGAACCCCAAATAATAGGAATGTTGAGTTCACTATCGAATAATACAGACGTATTCATATCCATGTAAAATAAATGAAATACATTTCCTATAACACGACCTTTTTTTTCTGAATTTATGACATTTTTCGGTAACATACTTATAAATATAGATTAAAATAACTTGAATTCTAATTGAAACTGTGATATTATAAGAAAAATTATGGGAAAAACATATAAAAGAAATCAATCGTTTCGTCCTAAACATCATGGCCGAAAATCTAAGAAATTTGATCGGTGGGATAAAGGGAGAAAACCTTCACGAGAAGATAGAGAACGAGATGAATATATGCCGTATGATCCAAAATATGACGGGAATGATATATGATATGGGCAATAATTTCTATTAGTATAATAATTTTAATATTATTCTATATAATATATGCATTTCATCAGAAGGTGGAAAAACTTTCAAGCAATCAAGCAATCATGTTACAATGGTTTGAAGTATTACGTGAAAACGACGAGCAACTTTTAAATGATTTGAAAAGAATAAATTACGAGTTACAAAATGTCAAAAAGACAAAAAGAAAAGGTTAAAGGGATTATAAAAAAGAAATCTCTCTTTGATCACGTAAAACATATACGACAAGTTAAAGACCCCGATTATTATAAAAATTTATCGGAGGAAGAACGTAAAACTTTTAATCATTATATGATTTTGCGGGCACTTTCAATGGACTCATCCATTATAGAAGAAGTTGTTGAGTTATTTAAGATTTTTGATAAAGTACCATCCGAACAATTTTATCAATTATTAATATCAATTGTTCCTACTTCCACTAAATTTTATCCCTGGATTAAATCCAAAACACTAAAGCATAATAAAAAACTTTTGGGTTATGTAGCAGATAGATTTAAAGTTTCTAAAAATCAAGCTAATGATTATATAAATATTTTATTACGTAGTGAATATGGGCAAATTGAATTAGTAAATATATTAAAAGCCCAGGGATTAGAAGATAAAGAAATAGAAAAAATTTTTGAGGAAAAAGAAAATGAATAGTAAATCGATTTATGATGTACATGTTATAGGTGTGGGAGGATATGCTCGTAGTGGAAAAGATACATTTGTTAATATAGCCAAACCGATTTTAAGAAAAAATGGATATTTTGTGGTTCAACTGGCCTTTGCTTCTAAATTAAAAGAAGAAGTTCAAAAGATGTTGAATGACAATGGATTTAGGACTTCAATATATGATATTGAAGATAACCATGCTAAGGAATTAATTCGACCGCTATTAGTATGGTGGGGATGTCAAAGACGCTATGAAACGTATCAGGGGATGTATTGGGTTAGCAAAGTAAATTCGCAATTAGAAGAAATAGCAAATCAATTATTAAAACATGAAAATTCTGATGCTAAAAAAATTGTATTTTTAATATCAGACGTTAGATTTGGAAATGAGGCCGAATGGATACAAAAAACGAGAAAAGGAAAAGTTATACATCTAAAACGATATAGAGTTTTGATTGATTATGATAATACATGGGAAAGCGGTCAAATATTTAAAAAGGTTTATGATCCACCCCCCAATAAGGAAGAAGAAGACAATGATCCTATAGTACAAAGTTGTTCTGATTTTTGTATAGAATGGGAGGATCAGAAACATTTAACAATGAAAGAAGCAACAGAAAACCCCGAACTTCAAAAGGTAGTGATGGATTGTTTAAATAATACTGGATTATTTCAATTAACGGGATAAAAGGGATACAAGTTTTCCATTGTCATCGTAAAATGAAATTCTACCTTCAGGCACTTTTTGTAATATAGTGTTTTTTAGACGAGGCACCGAATATATAACTGATTGTTTATATAAATCACAGCAATTTAAATATATTTCTCGTTTATCTCTGGATTTATGGCAATTACAATGAGCCTTATAATTATTAAGACAAGTAATAAGTTGTAAGAATCTTCCATCTAATGTTTGCAGTCCATTGTTACTTATAAATTGTACAAATTGAGTTACATTTCGTATTTCCATATTAATCTAATAATTTATCAAATATTAAAAATATAAATAATGAAGATAAAATGCAAATTGGAATAAATAAAATGGGGACAAAAAATAATCCTGATATTATTCCGAGCCATGTTGCTAAACAAACGGGACATGTTATTAACCGAATTAAAAAACTATCATAGTCTCGTCTAAGAAAATGTAAATATTCTAACGAAACGTCTTTTTTATATTCTTCATCATATTTTTTATATTTTGATAGATAATTTAACCTAAAAAGACGTGTATATTCAAGCCAACTATTAGTACGAAACCACAATAATAAAATTAAAGATATAAAAAATATATTGAATATTAAGGTAGATATTATCATATTATTTCAAATTTTATATCATCAATTGGGGGATTATTAACTATTATATTTTCTTTAATTCTATTAATAGGATTATTAATTATAAGTTTAATATCATAATTTTCTATTTCAATTTCAAATTCGCCTTCGCCTTCTTTTTTATATTCATGCATTGCATCTTGAAGATTTGAAAATAATGAAGAAGTAACAAGAAGTTCAAATGGCATATTTTTTAAATCAATATTCAATATTATATCATCATTTATAGGAGAATTTGTAAAAATATCTTCAAATTTTAATATACGATAATATTTTTGGTAAAGTTTCCAATTTATATCTGAAATATTAAGTAATTTATTGGCCGGGTTGTGTAAAGTATTATATGTATTTCTTAGATTTTCCCGACTTTCTAAATTTTCAATATAAATTTTTTGAAAATGAAAATAATGCTGTAATAAAGAAAAATCTCTGGGAGATGTATTATAGATATTTGTAGATATGTGATAAAAATAACTATTTTTAACATCATCAAGTGAAGATGGATGATAAAATCTTCCCCATTTTCTTAAAAAGCGTGCATATTCTATTTGGTCGGCTACGGATTGTAATCTGGTTCTTTTTTGTGCTTTTTCAGTCCACCATTCAATTCCTCGTGAAGAAGTGCAAGTAAAATGATATACTAAGGCGTTCCATACTTGTTTGACTTCGTAACCCGAAAGTAATAATCGGAATAATATATCGGAGTCTTCCCGAGATCGACGAAATAATGTATCATGTCCACCAATATCAAGCCATATTTTTTTGTATAATGTAAATGGAGCAAACCAAAAATTAGTTAAAATGTGTTTTTTATAGGATTCAACGGTCGAGGTAAATTTTTCTAAATTGAATGTTTTAGGATCGAGTCCAAAATCCAATATAATTTTTTCACTGGATGGAGGGTGCAATGGAGGTTCTATTCGAGTTGCCGAAGTAATTGTATTTTCTTTTAGATATTTTAATATTTCTATATCATAATTAGAACATATTACCATATCACTTTGTAAATATGATACTATTGGATATTTGGCCATCTCAAACATGAGATTAATATTTCGAGCATAACCAATAGGAATAGGAAGAGAATTTATAATTATTTTTAAATCCGGAAAATATGTTTTTTGAGATTTTAAAAATTCAATTGATCCCTGATTATCATTTTCTACATATACAATTATTTCATGTTTGTTAGTTGAAAGATTTTCAACTAATGAGCGGAATAATAATTCAAGGTAGTATCGTTCATTGATGGCAGTATTTATACAAAAGCTGATTGGTGTCATTGACAGTTTAATATATCTATTGTTTGTTTAATGCCTTCTTCTAATCCTATAAAATTATTACAGACAGGAAGAGTATAAAGTAATTTGGAACTGCCCGTATAAGATTTTCCTATTTCACTATTATTTATTTTAATTAATGCATTTGAAGCTTTCATGTATTTTATAATTAGATTGGCAATATGCAATAAATCATATTTTTTCTTATAAACTAAATTTATATTTTGAGGGCCGCCAACAGCCAAAATATATTTAATAACTTCATATATATCATTTATATAGAAAAAATCCATCATTTTATTTTGATGTATTTGAATGGGATTTCCATCTTTAATATTTTCAATGGATGATTTTATAAATCTATGAGATTTTTCATCCCAATTAAAACAACCGAATACTCGCAATATCCATATATTATTATAGTCGATTAAAGACCTTCGTGAAATTATATTTTTTGATAATCCATATGGATCAATTGGCCATTTTTTAAATATATCTTCTTCTTGAGATTCGTAGATTTCATATCGACGATCAAATTCGGCCCCGGAACTAAAAATTATAACTGGTATATGATGAATCAATTCGCATAAATTTTCAAACATTAAAATATTTGGTATATATGTGTTTTCATATGTATCGGTGTCTATACGATTCCCTCCTTTTGTAGCTGCATGGATAATGGCATCAAATTTATATTTTTTTAAATATTGATGTAATTTATCTATGTCTAATAAATTTAATTCGGTGCGTGAAGGAGCATAAACTGTATAATTTTGTTCCGATTCAAATAAGGATTTTAAATTTCGGGCAATATATCCCCTTCCTCCGGTTATTAAAATTTTCATCGTGTTAGATTTATATAACAAGGTTCTCTTAATTCAAATATTCGTTTCATATCATGTTCAAATTCGGGGCCAAGTTGCGGTTTATATGTTCTAATATTAAAAAGAGGACGTAATACGTCGAGATCTTCTTCCGCATGATGTGTAAACCCTAAATTGCCGTAATCTTTGTCTCTTCCGCTTCCGGCTAATATAATTGGCAATTGATCAAATTGCATAAAGTTACGAATAAATTCAAATGGACGATACAATAAAAATGGAGTAATTGAATAACATATTGGTAATTTTTTTTCCATAGCAAATCCAGCAGCCATTCCGATCATTAATTGCTCTGCTGATCCGACATTGTAATATCGGTCTGGAAATTTTTCTTGAACACTTTCCCAAAGGCCATATCCTAAATCTGCTGTTATTAGAACGATATTTTTATCTTCGTTCATTTTATTTAATACATATTTAGCAAATTCTTTTCTCATAATTTATTTAAGCAATTCTATTGCAAGATTATAATCTTCATTATTCATTATTTTATAATGGGCATTTAATCCAATTAAAAATGGCAATTGTTCTGACGATGTTTTTATAATTGTAATATTTTCGTTATCATTAAAACTGGCAATTCGTTGTTCTAATTTTTCTATTGATATAACATCATAAGCGGCGTATCCATTAGCTACAATATATACTTTGATATTTTTAATTGGGCGGTCAGCCATAAATCGGAGAGATTCCCACACAACTCCCTCTGCACATTCACCATCACTTATCATAACATGTACAATTCGGGATGGATTAGCTGCTGCTCGTCCTATTGCTGCTGCCAGTCCCATTCCCAAAGATCCCGTTGAACAATAGATATGGCACGGTTCATCTAAATGGGGATGTCCTCCGTGTTTTCGATATAATTCTTCGGCGTTAATTCCAAATTTATTTTCAATATTTACATAAAGTGCTAAAGCGGCATGTCCATTGGATAGAATAAATATATCATCTTTGTGCATATTTTGAAATATCCATTTTATAGGATCAACGCAAGATAAATAACTTCCTAAATGAGACAGTTTATGTTTATGTGCAATTTCTATAATTCGTCTTTTTAATTCTTTATTTACCATATAAAATTATCAGTATAAAATTTTATTATTTTAGGTAATTCGACATCGAAATTCTTCTCCGGGGACCATCCTAAATTTCTTAACTTAGTATCATCTAAAGAATATCTTACATCTTGTCCGTCTCTGGAATATGTAAAGTCACAAAATTTATTAATGTCATCTGAGTTAAACATAAATTTTATAATTTTTCTGACAACATCGATATTTTGCAATTCAAGATCTCCCGAAATATTATAAATTTCATTTTTGACGCCCGATTCAATAATGGTTATAATTGCTTCAGCGGTATCATCAGCATGTAACCACTTTCGATAAGGAGTTCCTTTATTATGTAGAGGTATTTTTCTTCCTATATTTAAATATTTAATTGTTTTAGGAATTAATTTTTCAACATATTGTCCCACACCATAATTGTTTGTAGGTCTAACTATTATATAAGGAACTTTAAATGTACGGGCCCATGCTAATGTAAGCATATCTCCCGAAGCTTTAGTTGCTGAATTATGTGTTATTATAAAGTTTCTTAATAAAAAATTGTGATTGTTTTCTACTTCAATGTCATAAACAAATCCGTTATATTCAATAGTTTTAATTTCGGAAACCGTTTTCCATACAACCGCTCCCACATTACAATTCATTTGTGATTTTTTACATGACAATGTTATTTTTTTAAGGGTTGGTATAATTTTTTGAAATTTAATTGCTGAATGTGTGTGAGATATGATAACTCTTTTATTTTTTATGTCAACGGTGGATATAATTCCAAATTTTCTTAGAAGAAAACTAAGTTGATATAGAAATTTGGATGAATAACTACAGATTGAAAGTTTGTTGTTGGCAATGCTTCCGTCCGCATCATACAATCCGCCGATAAACGCCCCGATTACATCCAGGGAGGAATTCATAATTTCGGGAGGTATGATTTTTTCATTTGATTTTTTATTCAACCCCATTTTTTCTATTTTATGAATTGATTCGACATCTCCGGTTTGAGAATACCAGCAATTTTTTGTTTTATGTTTATAAATACACCCCTTGTTGTTGAGAAATGAATTATAGTATTCGACAAAATTTCGTTTATCATCTGCGAGAAGTATAGTTTTTTGTATTTTATTCTTTTTAATAGAGCGGATTGATTTTATGTATCCATCTCCGCAAAAATATCCAAGAAATCTTGCAAAGTCTGTTGATATACTTGTAATATTGGGTGTGTGGGATAATTCCGAATTAACCATTATCCAGTCTCCCGGTTTTATATTACTTGCTTCTATTTCAATTATAGGTAACTTTTCAAAATCTTGTTTATTATCTAATTTGTTATTTTTATATCTTTTTGGTCGTTTAATAAAGAATCTGTGAGCATGTGTACATTTTATAGGGTCTTTAATTTCAGATATGGTTAATTCAAGAAGATGATTGGCCGAATATTTGAAAATGTTTTTTATTTTTGCCTTTTCGCTTTTTTTTGTTTGAAACGAGTAAGATATAACCACATCCCCAATTTTTACATCGGAGATTTTTTTGGTTGTTCCATCATTCATGTACAAGTAAGTATCTGGGTGTAAACAATATGGATTGCTCGGTTTTAATAAATCAGATTCAGAATGGGATCCATTTTTTATGTCTCCATATACTTCATCTGTACTGAATTGTAAGAGAATTGGCATTTTGAACAATCCTTTTTGACGAATCAATTCTAATAAATGTTTAACGCCATTTATATTAGAATGTAAAAACTCATCACTGCTTATAATAGAATTATCGACATGAGTTTCGGCGGCAGCATTAATAATATAATCACAATCGTATAAGTTATTGAGATCATTTATATCAGAATGAATGAATTTAAAATTATTAGGACCATAAGATTTAAATTCCGAAATTAATTCGGGCCTGGCGGCGTAAGTCATTTTATCTACGCCAATTACATGCCATCCTTTAGAAAGACATTTTCGTGTAATATGTGACCCAATAAGTCCTAAACATCCAGTTACATAAACTATTTTTTTCATATTATATTATGTTCTTTTAAATATTTGTCAACATAATTTAGAAAAGGTTTGGGTTTTCCTTTTCCTCGAGTATGACCAATAAAATGTATTATTTTAGATTTCATTGCTTCATCCCATCCTTCATTTTCATCATTTGGGTCTAATTTTCCAAATCGGGGGTGATACCCCCAATTAGGTATTATAAAATATTCCATTGAATCTAATAATATTGGATATGTTATTCGATTACATATATTTAAAGTACTAAAGAAAGATTGTTGTTGAGTATCAATAATAAAGCGTCTGGGTCCAAAATATTCTTTCCCCGATTTATCAAAAATAGATGTAAAATCAAATAATGATATTAATTCATTAAAATTGTTTTTATCAATAAAATCATCAAAAATAGAAAGGTGTATTCCTTGAAATCCGGCGTTGAAACCTTTATACAAAGGATTCCGTGATAAATATACTGGTAATAATTGTTGATCATATAAATTATTTAATGGTTCCAACATACATTTATCACAATTAGCGTTCATTGGTTCTTCAATTAAAATGGGTACTTGTTGTATTATATTATCCAAGATAAATTTCATGTCGCAATTTAAAATTATGTCATCATCATAAATAAGACAATATTCTTCTTTGCAAACACTTCTAATATAATGAAATAAAATAAATATATAAAATCCGACAAAGGCTAATTCTACTTTTAAATCATCAAAGGAAATATCATAATTTTCTTTATAATAAGATTTAATAAAATCTTTAGTAAAAGATATTAATTTAACATTGTAGGAGTTTAATAATTGATCGGTTTTTTCTTCCCAATTTATATTGTCTTCGGATATTTCAAGTTTACCATCCCATAAAATATAAAATACAACTTCATAATTTTCATATAAAGAATGAATTTTTTTTAATATTTGATGCATGGCAAAATATGATTGCCTATTTTTATATCGCATCATATTTGCTATTACTATTCTATTATTTTGTTTCATATTGATATTCAGGGTCCGAGGTTTCGTCATCTATTTTTTTTAAGAATATTTGCCATCCGTGTTCTAAAATTTCATATTTTCCTTTATAGATTGATAAAAAGGCATCAATAGCTATTTTTGGTTTCATGGTTTCATCCGTAGTATGTATTCCCCATCCATAATCGTCAAAAATGAGAATGCCGCCTTTTTTAAGTAAAGGCCAAGAATATACTGCGTCCACTAAAACACCTATGGCAGTATGTGAACCATCAATAAAAATATAATCTGCACACTGTAATTTAAAAATATTGCGATTAATTAATACATCGGACGATTTTCCTAAAATCATTTTAATATTTTTATAGGGACCTATATTATTTCTTACACATTCTTGTTCTACTATATCAATAGTATAATGTACACTATTTTCTCCATTTACAATTTTCTCTGCGCAAAATACGGCACAATCTCCTCGATTAGTGCCTATTTCTATCCCTAAAATATTGGGTTGATTTGATAAATGGCTTAATCTTCGAGTCCATAACGGAATCCATTTTTCAAAAAAATTAGATCCTTCAAATCCTGGTGGACGCTTTATATGAGGGGGGTAAATATAAGAAGTAATATCTCGTTTTAAAATATAAATTGGATCATTCATATTTTTTAAAAAATTGTTGAACTATATGTTGTATATAGTTTAATTGTTCGGGTGTTATAACTGGACTGGTGCCTAAGAAAAATGTATCCGTTGTAACTTTAGTTGCTATGGGAAAGGATTGTGAATTAAATGCTTCGGCATATTTTTCATAAGCAGGGTGCAATAATAAATTCCCGCCAAAATAATTCCGGGTTTGTATTTTATTATTTTCTAAATATTTTGTAAAGTCTGAGCGTTTGAATGGTGCATTATTTTTTATTGTTAGAGGAAATGCAAACCAGGAAACATCAGATTTTGGTTGGGCGTTATGAAAATGAAAATATTCTTCATATGGAGAAAATATTTGTTTTAACCTAGAATGGTTTTCTTTTCGTTTTTGACAAATGACATCAATTTTATCTAATTGGGCCAATCCAATTGAACATTGTAATTCAATTGGTTTTAAATTAAAGCCGATATTATCATATACATATTTGTGGTCAAAGATTGCTTCGGGAAGTTTGGGTAGCCAATGACTAAATCTTTTACCACAAGTTCCTTTTGTAGATAGATTTGCTTTTGGGCCAACACAATAACAACCTCTCCCCCAGTCTCGAAAACTTCTAAGTAATCGTTCTTCTAACATATCATCGGTTGCAACAAACCCCCCCTCTCCCATAGTGATATGATGGGCTGGATAGAAAGAACAAGTTGCCATTTTTCCAAAACTACCCAAAGGCTTACCGTCATATTTTGAACCTAATGCATCGCAACAATCTTCTAATAGAATAATATTATATTTTTTTATAATTTCCATTAAACGATCCATGTTGGGAGGATTTCCGAGGACATGGGCAAAAGTTATAAATTTAGCTCCTGCTAATGCACATTTTTCTACCTGATCTAAATTAATATTTAATGTATCTAATTCAATATCACACCATAAAGGATTTCCCCCCAATTGTAAAATTGGATTGATTGTGGTCGGGAACCCAGCTACAGGACATATTACAAATGGGGAATTTTCATTGTATTTTTTTAGAATAGCAGACCACATAAGAAGATTAGAACTAGATCCACTATTTGTTACAATTCCATATTTTTTTCCGAGGAAAGTGGGGAATCTTTTTTCAAATTCAATTGAATCTTGTCCTAATACTAACCATTCATTAAGTAAGGTTTTGATAGCATTTACATATTCATTTGAATTGAAATAAGGTCCTGAATATTGTACCCAATCTATACCGGGCCTCCAGGATTTTAAATTTTTTCTTTCTTCAAAATATTGCTTTATTACATTTAGAACGTGTTCTTTTTTCATTTAATATAATTTTATTTTGTCTTAATTATACATGCAATTAGTAAAAAAGTCAAGAGTTAATTACTTAAAATATTATACATATATTCTTTCCATTTTTGAGGATTAGAATATATACTGTTTTTTACGGCGTTTTTGCAATAATTGCTACATTTTTCATAAAAATTTTTATCGTTTTTTAATGATATAGCAAGTTCTTTAGCATGAACAATGTTTTCTATATCAACACTAAGATCGGGGTGTAAAGTGCGCTGAGTATCAATTTTTTCATTTCCAATACATGGTATTCCAAACCAAGCACAATTTAAGCTAAAGGACCCCGCAGCTACCGTTGGAGTTAAATGTACTGCATATTTAAATGTAGAAAGAAATTTCATCCAATTTTCCCACATTGTCCATTTAGAAATAAACAAATTAGGAATTTTTTCTTCATCCCTTCTTTTTCCATGACCAATAATCACATGAATTGGCACTTCAAATTCGGAAGCTACTACATAACTTTGAAATCCCCCTCCCCAACGACAAAAATTTCCTCCAATAATAGATTTTTGTTCTGAAATAGGATTTATTGAATCTAAATTATTAGTGCACATTAAACTGGGGATTATATTTACTTTTTGCTCGGGAAATAATCCTTTATAAAAATTTATATCGCATTCATTATGAGCAAATATGTAATCAACCGAAGATAATAAATTATGGTAATTAAATTGAGTAATAATTTCATAGTCGTTGAAAAACCAATGAGGACCTTCTTGAATAACACAGATAATTTTATTGTTGTTTTTTAAAGTATTAACAACTGGTTTAGAATAAATCGTTGGATCAAATCCTGGAGAAGGGCCCATCATTTCGTTTCCAACAGCATTTAAGTTTACTCCAATTTTAGGAAATATAATAAATACGGCATCATAACCTTTGACGGAATTATAGTCGTTTAGATTAAAGTGATTTGCTTGTAAAGCAAACATCCACATTCCTTCGGTTCGTAATTTGGGATGTAAAAAATTTACTTTTGCGTTAAATCCTAATTCCGATAAAAATGCAATATTCATATATTATGTATTAAATCCTTTATGACCCCGATTTTCTTCAGGAGTAAACAATTTATTATATCTTTGGTTGGTTTTTTCTTGTATTTCAATGGTTTTATCATGATATAACGCAAAAGAAAAGTCTTTTGGTAAATAAGAATATTTAGTATATCCTTCAATTTTCTCATGTAATCTACGATCCCACTTAATACGTTCTGGAATGTTTTTATAAATTCGGCCCTGATAATCGGGCCATTGAACTATGTATCTATTCTTATAAGGAGTTAATTGCCATCCCCATCTTTGTGCATGTTTTGAAGTTACACCCAGAAAATCATTGATTCGAGGAACCAAAAAGAGTTCAACACTATTATTTTCTATGATAATTTCTTTTATAGAATTTAATAATATTTCGGATGGTAATTCATCACCATCTATTTGAAAAATCCATTCGTTTTTACACAAAGAATTTCCAAAATTTTTATGTTCTCCATAATTTCTGTTCAATGCATGTTGTATAATTTTAATATTTGGAAGATTGCTAAATTCGCTTAAAATTTTTTTGGTTTTATCATTGTCTGAATAATCATCCAATATAATTATTTCATCTTCTTTTTCAAGAAAATTTGTAATTCGATTTAATAAATTTTTTAATGTTCGATCTTCGTTATGAACAGTAATTAAATAAGAAATTGAAGTCATACATATTAAGTTTTTTTAATTCGTTTTAATGGTGGAAGTTTTAAAGGTTCTTCGGTTGTAATTTGAAGAGCACATTTATCTAATATATTGTGAAATACCTCATCCATTTTTTGAATGGAGAATTTTTCTAAATTTTCTAATCTCAATTTTTCATATTTGGCTAACAACGTTTCGTCATAATTTTTGTATAAAGATTTCATTAAAATTTTCGCCTCATCATGATTTACATCAAACCACTGGGAACCTTTCACAAACCATTCATTGACTGCGGAATCGGGAATAGGATTTAATTGTCCATTAAAAAATGTCGTATATTGAGGATTAAGAAAGTCCAGGTGTCCGCTCCAGTTGGGAGCAATGACTGGCTTTCCGCTTAAAGTAGCTAATAATAATGGATGACCAAATCCTTCTCCGTGAGTAAAAGATACATGTGCTTTTATTTTTGAATGATTATAAAGAGCATTCATTTCAAAATCATTTAATTCTCCATACATAAGGTATGCGTTAGGAAAGCGACTATTTGGAAATTCAGTTTTAACCATATCTCTAACCTCATGTATTTTAGTTATACATTCATATCGGTCCATTGTACATATTTGGGCACCGCTAGTTTTTAAAATTAAAGCCGGAGGATTATCCATATCTTTAAATGTTTGATAAAACGTTTTTAATAACCATCCAATAGCTTTCCGGTCTCCTTGAATATTCCCGGAAGTCCATTGACCAACGAATAAAAAGCACCAGTCTTCTTTTATTTTGGACATGGATGCTTCTATCGTTTCAATTTTTTCATCGGTTTTATGATATATTTTTGTATCTGCTCCCCAGAATAAAACTTCTATTGGTTTTTCAACCTTTAATTCTTCTTCTATTCCATTGGGAAGTTTTTTGTTATAAACAGTATTAATAAAAATATCTTTAGAATGTTTTGAAGTAACAATATTTAAATTCATTCTATTTAATCCTTCAATCCATTCAGCCCGTGGAACAGTAGATTCAATTCCTGCGGTCATTCCGATATTATATTTGGCTGGGGCCGAAAATTCATTGGGAATAGTTACTTGAATAAAAAGATCGGGTTGAGAAGTTAATGGAGATTTTAAATTTCGTGTTAATAATTCTTTCCCTTCTGGATCTTGAATGTCTTCATTTATATTTCTTGCACTACAAGATCCCCAAGGTGTGGGAATAAGAAACAATTCAAATTTGTTATACCGAAGAAGGCTTTTTGCTAAACACAATGCCCAATCCCCATATCCGCTGCGGGTCCATATTGGGCTTTGAAGTACACATGTAGGTTTTCTCATATATTAAATGTTTATAATATTTACTGGTTTTACATTAAATTTTTGTTCGAGTATTTTATATAATTCTTCTATGCATTCGTCACATAAATGAATTTCTAATTCTGTAAAATCAAATTTGCTTCCATACCAACTTGACGTTTTTAATTCAGAAAAACATTCCCGGGTAGGATGACGATCACAATAATATTTTATGTCCGAGGAACTTGAATTATTTAGATTTATTTTCATTATTCTAAACTTTGACGTTCTTTTATTTCTTCACTATATTTCTTTTTTATTTCTATTCCTCCTGTTTTCATATATTGTTCGACCAATCCACCCGTAGCAATTTTTTCTTCTATATCGGATTTATTAATTTTAGGAATTATTGATTCCGTTTTCTTTAATTCTATAATATTAGATTTTTTATTGTCGGTAGATCCAAATCCACCACTTCCCCGAGAAGTAGAATCTAATTCATTAACTAAAATAAATTCGGCTGGGTTTGTTTTTTCAACAACTAATTGGGCAATTTTATCTCCCTTTTGGTATATTCGTTCTTGATTTACTTTTATTAATAATTCATACCCCGCATTTTTTTCATCTTTCTTTGTTAAATAACTTATAACAAAATCTTCCGGCTGAAAGATATATTTAAAACAACAAATAATTTCTCCTCTATAATCATTATCAATTAATCCAATACTATTAGCCAATACTAAATTATATTTTCTAATTGAAGAACGAGGATGTATCAAAGTGTGATAAAATTCCTTATTATGAAATTTTGTCTCGGGAGATTGAGGGCTTATATATAATGCGGTTTTATATTCAATATAATCTACTCTTTTCCATAGTGGATAAAAGCAATCATCTCGAATTATAGATTCTCCAATAATTATGGGGTCTTCTACAGCAATTAAGTCGTATCCGGCAGAACTTTCGCTTCCAGCAACTGGTAAAATTGTTTTTCCTTGTATATTTTTTACTTGTATTGTAATCATATTATAACCTATTATAACCTATAATATAGCAAAAGACAATTTTTTATATAACTAGCGATTCAATTTTTTTCAAAACAGATTCTTTGTCAATTTTGGGCCATTCAAATCCCATAATTTCATCCTTCATGACATTTCCTATATAATCTTTATGTGAAAATACATTAAATCGTGGGGGACTGGTCCAATTAGAAAATACAAATTCCATTCCATCAATAAATGTTTGAGCCATATTTTTACTATTAAGTCCACCTTCATTTAAAGCCCACCGACGACCTTCGGCTCCGCAGGCTTCTCGTTTCTTTTTATTCATTAAATACCAGTACATATATCCTTCTGATATATCTTCCCATTTGACTAAATCATCGAAGATATATGGAGTGGGAATAGATCCCTGTACTAATCGGGTAACAGGCCATAGAGGATATGCCCAGGGTCCATGTTTTTTGTATTTTCCAATATTATTTGAACCGAAGTGATTAGAAAATTTTAGTGGATTTCCATCATCATCTAATTGTCCAATTTGATCTTGCAACCCTCCTGTTACAGTTACTATAATTGGGGTTCCACACATAATACTTTCTGCCGCCGACAATCCAAATCCTTCATTAGAAGAAGCATTAACAGTAACATCGGCAAGATTATACAATAAATTCATATCATGCGGAGATAATTTTCCTGGAGAAAATATAATATTATTATTGGGGCAAAATGCTTCCTTAATAGCAAGTAAATTTGTTCCATTTTCTTGCATAATTTCAGTATGTAAAATGAGAACGCATTCCGAAGCTTCTTTTGGAGAAAGATTTTCACAGAATTGTCGAAATGCAAACATAATATTGCTTGTCCTCTTCCGCTGAATATTTCGAGAATTGTAAAGAATGGCAAATTTATAATTTTTTCCTTGATATATTTGGTTTTTAAAGTTAATAAAATTTTTATCATTTTTATCAATTGGTTTAAAAGTATCACCATCAATTCCATGAGGACAATATTGTAAAAGAGTTCTATTGTTCATAGGACGATTAATATTTTCTACAGGAATTATATTGCCTTCATTATCAAAATCTCCATCAATTAACATACAATTCTTTGGTTCAAGAACCCACTTATTAATATTCATCGTTTGTTTACTAATACTAAAGAGGGCATCACAACTTTCGTAAAATGGTCGATTATACATGGGATAAGGAATATCATCCCAAATATTTAAATAAGTTAATGGTATTTTGGCCCGAATTCTTTTTTCAAGAGCATATAACCATCCCCAGAATCGAGGATCAGTAAAATGCAAAATGGCATGAGGGCGCTCTATCGTCATAATTTGATTTAATATATTTTCATTTCCATATCCATCGACGGGATATACTTTAACGTATGCATCGTTTATATTTTTTAATTCATTGGTGGACTGGGAAAGATCAAATATTTTACCTTTTTCTGGATGAGTAATTGCCCCTCCTATTTGAACCCAATCATATTTATGGACCGTTCCTAAAACTAATTCACGAGACATAGTTGCTACGCCCGAGTTCATACGAAGATCGTCAGATAACAAAAGAATTCTTTTTTTTGCCATAATTATAACTTTATATTAAACAACTGTTGAAGAAGAAATTGCATTCCAAGAAGAAGAAATATATTGAGGAATATAGTTATTCATTTCAATACGATATTTCTCTTCTTTAACATAACGAAATATAGTTTTTTCTATTAATTTCTGTAAGGAATGTTTGTGCCTTATACCTAGAATTTTAAATTCGTCGTATAAAGATTCTTCTATTTTAATTGTAGTTGAAACTTTATTTTTCATGTTATAGTTATACGTATATACATATTTACGTATATACGTTTAGCTATAAGTATGTACTAAAAAATTATTTCGATAATATTTATTTTGGGTGAAAACAATTTCTTTAACGGTTTCAAATAGACCAGAATATTTGAAGAAGTTTCTTGATACATTAAGAAAATGTCATTATATTAATGAATATGAGTTAATTATAGGACTTGAGCCTATTTGTATGGAATCTTGGAGAATATGTAAATCAATAGATTTTATTCCTACTAAAATAATATATAATGAAAAAAAATTGGGGGTTAAAGAAAATCCGTATAGATTATTAAATCATATTTTTCAATTTAGTGAATTTAATATTTATTTAGAAGAAGATATAATATTATCTGAAGATGCTATTTCAATTTGTGAATGGTATTGGAATTCTAAATTATATAATGAATTTGTTTGTTTAAATTTACATAATTATTGGTCGCTAGACCCTAATGCTAATCCTAAGAAAGTAAAAATTATTCCTCCCGAAGATTTTATAGCTTTTGGGTGGGCAATGGATAAATTACAATGGAATAATACATTTAGTAAGTGGTGGTATTTAACTGGGCGAGGATGGGATTGGGTTATTAGAACTTGTTTAAGTCAAAATAAAAAAACTATTATAGCTCCAGAATTTTCTCGATGTAATCATATAGGAGAATTTGGAACTCATGCGGGGCCTAAAGATATGATAGAATTTAGAAAAAGACCTTTATATCAAGGATCTCCAATATGGCCAGAAGAATTTGTATATGAAAAATAGATTAGGAATTATTATACCATTTTATTATAAAATAAACGAGTTTAAATTTACATTTCCTATAAATTGGTGGAAAATACCAAATAAAACGGAAATAATTTTAAGTGTAGATGAACCACACTCGGGGGATTTATTAATTGATTTTATTAAAAAATATAATAACCTAAGATGGAAAATTATATGCAATAATCGAACTCATATTTGGCGTTCTCCATGTGCTGCTATTAATGTTGGAATTAAACATAGTATATCTGATTATCTTTTGGTTGTATCTCCTGAAAGTATATTCGTAAACAATTTAATCTCTAAAGTATATGAGAATGTTTCAAAAAGTCAAGCATGTGCCGGAAGATTATATAAATGTAAATTGGGAGAAGTTAAAACTTTAGGTATAAATGAATGTGTTAAAAAATATCCGTTTAAAGAATATTATGGTTCAATATGTTTTCCTCGTAAATCGGCCTTAAATGTTTGTGGTTATGATGAATGCATGGTTGATTGGGGAGGCGACGATGATAATTTTCGTGTTAGGTTAAAAATGGACGGAATTTCATTAAAATATATCGAATCGGGAATATTACATGTTCTTGATGAAAATAGAACTGATTATGTAAAGGGGACATATACTAAATTTACTAAAGAAGAAATTTATTTTCCTAAACATAAAATATGTCCACATTGTAGTGATAAATGGGGACAAGATTATAAAGAAATTATATATTGTAATTATTTATAATGGGTCCGGTTTTCCATCGCATTTACCATTTTTCAAATAATTACAATATTTACAATTTTTCTTATTTTTACCAGGAACTTTAGGAAATTTTTGATTTAAATTATAATTTCCATCGGGTGTGAAGCAAGTTTCGACGAAATTACGAAATTCTTTAATTACTTGCATCACATCGTTTTGAAAAGATGCAGGTTTAAATATTTGTATTCTATTTTGTTCAAATTTAACATTAGGATAAATTTTGCGGCTTAAAATAATGAATTCTATATGAATTTTATTTAGTGGAATATTGAATTTTTTGCTATATGCCGCTTTATACATTAATAACTGGCTTATTTTGGCAAAATCTTCTTTTGTTGCCGCAGTCCACTTTCGAGTTGCCGTTTTAAAATCAATTATTCGTATATCTCCCGTTACTTTATCTTTTAATACCATGTCTAATCGACAAGTTAAAGTGCAATTATTAACTACGCTTTCATTAATTGCTACTTCAATGCCAACCCACTCCCATTTATCGGTAGGAAAATATCTCAATCTATTTGCGGGGTTTTTAAATTCGGACAAAATTTCTTGTCCATCTTCTAAAAATTCAGAAAAATCTTCAGGAGTATGTTTAATTTTTTTACGGGCAATTTCTCCTTCAAAAGTTTTTTTAAATATTGGAAACAAGTCAATTTCTTCGGCTTCTTTTTCTCCTACAGTATAAAGAATTTTCAAATATGTTTGAATAGCTTCATGAATTCCTGTTCCAAATGACATATGAATGCTTTCTTCAAACACCCTTTCGTTTAGAACGTAATCCCGATACCATCTATACGGACAGGCCCACCAATTAGAAAATTGGGTGTGACTAATAATCTTTTTTCTCATAATGTATTGATTATTATAACACACTTTAAAAATGGAATCAACTATTTATATTCATGAATATGAAAACTTTTATTACTTTTTTATTTTTGGTCATTATAACATTTGCATTACCAGCATCCGAGTTCCAAAGGGGAGTTTTTTGTGTAGATAATACAGTAGAATGTAGAAATATACAGATAGATGGAACGACAACAACAAATACAGTTTTTATGGGGAAAACTGTAGAAGTTGGGGAATCGATGTTAGAAATAGAAACCCCTAACAAAACAACATTTTACTTTTCGGGAGGTCCATTGATTGAAACAGGTACGAATTCAATGTTGAGTATCAATTTATTTGATCGGGAAGTAATTAATCTCGATTCAATTCCACGAAAAGCAGAATTTGGGAGATGTAATCTTAGTGTGAAATTTGAAATTGGAGAATATTGTGTGATTTATCCAAATTCCGACCCAAATTCAAGTTTTACTATAACCACTCCATATACCGCATATGAAATTTTAAATGGTAAATTTTATTTTAGAATTACTGACAGATCAGCAATTGTATATGTTATTGAAGGAGCGATGAATGTTCATGGTGATAAACATATTAATAAAACGGCCAAAGGAAATTTAGCAATAGCGGTTCCATTTATGGATCCTGCCAGCGGATTAAATGATAAAATTGTGACGAGCATTAAGCCCGTAAATCAAGAAGATACAAGTAAATTTTCCGATCCAGTAACATTAGCCGAACAAAAATGGAATGATGTTCAATTTTTTATAATTGATGGTAAAATAATTGGGGTGTGGTTTAATTAAATTACTGGAAAAAATGGTTGCATGACTGGTTATTTTGTGGTATCATTGTTTTTATGAATAGAAGAAATTTTTTAGAAACGGTCGCTGCGGTTCCTTTTATATCCGCTGTAATTCCCAAGTCTATATTGAAAAAAGATGTGATTGTTGAAGAAGAAAAATCTATTTTTAATCCTTCAGTATTATCAATAGATGTTAGTGATAAATCTTCCATATTAACCCCACCGGAGATTATAAATGCGGGATTTAAGTATGTAAAGACTTTAACTTTTGAAGAAAATGGGAAATCATATTTTGTTAAAACGGTGGGGATTCCTCTTAGATTACCAGTAACTCCACCCGGAACCCCCATTCCGGAAAATGTTAAAGAACGAGTGATTCGGGAAATTAGGAAAATTGGATTTACTCATATATACGATGTAAGACTTATAGAAGTTGGTATTTATGAAAAAGATTCACTTATAGTTAACCACAGATCTTATGTCAGCGGGGCAACAATAAAAAATGACGCTTAATCAATTATATAGTTTAACTGATGAAGAATTGGGGATGGCGTTATATATCGTAAACCATTTGGAAGATTCTTCAAATAAAATACAATATAATCCACATAATCTTACATGGTTTAAGCACGATGCACTAATAAAAAAATTTTTGCGTGCATTTGAACAAATAAAACCGGAGGGACATACTATTTATGTTTCGTTAATGAAGAAATTAGGAGTACACATTGAGATAAATTCATCACCGACTAATGAATCCCAACGAATTGAAAGCCCGGAAAATAATAGACTTGCATCAGAAACGAGTGTTCCACTTGATGATGCGTATGGCTAAAGATGTGGTCGAGCGAGCACATCATCACGACATGTCAAAATTTGGAGAGGAAGAATTTCCACATTATGCTAATGTTATAGAGGAATTTGAAAAATTTTCATTTGGAAGTGACGGATATAATTGTGCTAGAGAAAAATTAGGAATAGCACTTAAACATCATTATGAAAATAATCGACACCATCCCGAGCATTTTCCTAATGGAATTGATGACATGAATTTAATTGATATATTAGAAATGATTTGTGATTGGAAATCGGCCACACAAAATCATTCGGCAGTTAAAGGAGATATATCAAATTCGGTGGAGATATTATCTGAAAAATATAAAATAAATCCGCAACTTAAATCAATTATTTATAATACATTGCGTGATTTTAAAGCTTTAAATAACGAATAGAAATAAAAAACATTTCAATTATTGGGATGTGAGTTTTATAGAATGAATGTTGCTACTGGAGAACTGAAAAAATACTAATATGTATCAGAATATATTTTATGACCGAAAAAATGAAACGGTTTATTTGTGGGACGATGCACAGGGAATGTTATGCATACCATCTTCAAAATTTCATTATGCATATCGGCGTAAAGCAGGAGGAACTTATAAATCTCTTTATGGAGAAGAACTCGAAAAAGTAACAATATTTGATGCACAAGACCCGTCATTATTTGAATCGGATGTAAGTATAGAAATGAAATGCTTACGAGATATGTATGAAGACAGTGACGAGCCATCCGTGGGCCATAGAATTGTTATTTTGGATATTGAAGTAGATTCAACAGGAGGATTTCCAAATATTGATACAGGAGATAAAACCATTACGGCAATTGCTATGTACAATCAATTGTCTGACCGATATATTTCTTTAGTATTAGATCCCGAAAACAAAGTTAAAAATAAAATTGATGGAAATGTAGAAATTAAATCTTTTCGCACTGAAAAAAGTCTATTATTAAAATTTTTAAATATATGGGATGAAATAGGACCTACGATTGTAAGCGGATGGAATATAATGTATTTTGATATTCCATATTTGTATAATCGATTAAGAAATGTATTAGGAAAAAGTGGGGGGTATCGGTTATCTCCGGTAAAAATAGCATATCAGAATTCATTTACTAAAAAAGTAACTATTGCTGGGGTTTCTATTTTAGATTATTTAGAACTGTATAAAAAATTTATTGGTTCCATGAAATCATCGTGGGCTTTAGCTAGTGTGGCTAAAGATGAGGGTTTAAAAACCCAAAAACTGACATATAAAGGCAGTTTAACGGATTTATATAAAAATGACATTCACAGATATATTGAATATAATTTAACTGACGTTAAAGTAGTCGTAGAACTGGATAAAAAGTATGATTTTATCTATTTGGCTCGTTCTGTATGTCATAAAGGACATGTACCATATGATAATTTTCAAATGTCAAGTAGGTTTATTGATGGAGCCATTTTGATGTATTTGAGAAGGAATAAGTTAGTTGCTCCCAATAAACCACCGGAAGGAAGGGCCGAATATGAAGCGATGGAAAGAGAGGGAGAAATTGGATTTACCGGAGCGTTTGTAAAGTCTCCAGTGCCCGGTCTTTATGATTGGATTGCTTCGGCGGATATTACTTCGCTATATCCTAGTGTAATTATGACCTTGAATATAAGTCCCGAAAAAAAGCTAGGGAAGATCGAAAATTGGGATATGATGTCATTCCGGCGGGGAGAAATTCCCGAGGTACACTTAAATGGGAATAAATATTCCGCCGACCACTTCAAGAAGATGTTGTCAGATCATAAGATTGCCATATCAAGCAATGGAATAATTTACTCACAGCCTACAAGAAAGGTTGTAGGAAGAATTATTGAAAATGATACTTAATGTTTTTGTTTTATATTCATAGTCATAATAAATGAAGGAAATATGAATACAAAAAAGTGGACTATAATTTGTAATAAGTGTGGAAAAATTAAAATCTATTCTACATATAGTGGATATTATGAGGCTAAGAGATTGGGCAGGATTTTTTGTAGATCTTGTGCCATTAAAAAACGATGGGAAAATAGTAAAGAAAGATCTAAATATGATCGTTTAATTAAGCAAGGACAGCGATTTGGGAAGTTGGTAGTTTTATCTAAAAAAATAGAAAGAGGAAATCAGGTTTTATGTAAATGTGAATGCGGCAATTTACTTAAAAAAAGAGCTATTAGATTATTAACCGAAAATAATAATGGATGTCAAAAATGTTTGATTGGAGAATTAAATCATCTTTGGAAAGGAGTTGGAAAAGTGCCCAAAATTGCTTTAACACGAATAAAACATCACGCTATTAGAACACATAAAGAATTTAATATTACACTTAAATATTTATCAGAAATATTTGACAAACAGCGGGGAAAGTGTGCATTATCTGGAATGAATTTAAATTTTGGAGTTTCAAATATAATAGAACAAACTGCATCGTTAGACAGAATTGATTCCTTAAAAGGATATATTAAAGGCAATGTGCAATGGGTTCATAAAAATGTTAACTGGATGAAGCAAGATTTTTCGGAAGATGAATTTTTATCTCTGTGTAAAAAAATCGTGGAATATCGTAAAATATGATAAAAGTAGAAATAAATGGGAAATTATTAGAGTTTAATGATCGTGCATCTGTAGATGCATATCTCAAAACCCACAACATGGACGTAGATGAGGATGGTAATATATTCCAGGTAGAAGGACGAGGAGTAATTCCAACAATTCTTGATGTATGGTTTAAAGAACGTCTTGAATATCGAAAGTTGCAAAAAAAATTTTCTGATGAGAACAATACAATTCAGTCGGAATTTTATAAGAGGCGACAGTTGAGACAGAAAATATTTCTTAATTCTATTTATGGAACTCTGGGACTTCCTGTATTCCGTTTTTATGACCGAGACAATGCCGAAGCGGTTACTATGTCGGGCCAAGAAATTATTCTCTCGACATCGAAATTAGTCAATGATGAATTTTTAAATAGATATAAAAATAAAAAGGCCACTCCACCAACAGATGATTTTATTGTATATATTGATACAGATTCAATTTATTTTTCATCATTGCAATTAGCCAAATTAGAAGGAAAAACTGATGATATGACTAAATATACGATTGATCTTGTACAACAAGTAGCAAATAAAATCAATCGGTTTTATGAATACATGGTTCCTCGTGTTTTTAATGTTGCGCCCGAATTTAACCGGATAAAAATTGTACCGGATGTTGTTGCTAAGAAAGCATTGTGGATAGTTAAAAAAAGATATGCCATGCTCAAAGTATTTGACATGGAAAAAATGAAGCCCGTAATGGGAAAAGGCGGAGAAGAAGGAAAACTAGAAGTAAAAGGAATTGATGTTGTACGTTCAAGTTATCCAGCAGCATTTCGAAAATTTTCAGCAAATATTCTTGAATCAATTCTGCGGGGAGTTTCCCGTGTAGAATTAGATGAACAGATTATGCAATTTGAAGAAAATATAGAAAAGTATGCTGTTGAAGAATTATGTAAAACGAGTTCCGTAAGATTTAAATCGAGAGATGGGAAAACGGATTATAGGCCCATAGACAGAAAGCGGTTTCAGTTTGTTTTAGGATCTCCTCCTCAAGTTAAGGGGGCATTATCGTATAATGATTTATTGAAAGTATGGAAATTACATCGCCAATATGAATCAATTGGACATAGTGAAAAAATTAAATGGTGTTATTTACTTCCAAATGATTTTAATTTGAGTGAAATAGCATTTAAAGGAGATGATACCGATCCTGATAAAATTTTGGATTTCATTTCTCATCACATTGATCGTAGAAAAATGTATGAAAGAGAATTAAAGTCAAAATTGTCCGAAATTTATGCGGTTATTGGATGGCCCTATCCGAATAGAGGTTCACAGTTGGCTGAAAATACATTTAATTTTGATGAAGAGTGGTAAAATATAATAAATTGCCAATATAGGATAAATTTGATATACTAAGAATTGTAATATGAAGAAACAAGTACTAGAAACATTTATTAAAAGATATTCGCTGGGGGGAGAAATAAATAAAGTTAAGTGGAAATATACGGCGGACGCAAAAACTTTACATGCTAGAGCAACGGCGGATGGAAGATGTTTTATTGCGGATGTGATTCTCCATAATTTCAGCGATTTTGGGGATGAAGATATAGACATTTGTATTGGAGATACTGAGAAAGTAAAAGCGATGTTATCTCCATTTATAAGTGAAGATTTGCGTTTTACGATAAATAAAACCGAAAGTAGAGTATTGGGATTTTCTATATCCGACGATGATTGTGAAAGTTATTGTACCGCCGCCGATCCTTCTTCCATCGATCCGGTTGCTAAGAATCTAAAAGAAATTCCTGATTATGATGCAATTATACCATTGAGCGGGGAATTTGTTGATAAATTTTTAAAAGCAAAAGGTGCATTAAAAGATGTAACAAATTTTTCAGTAGGAATGAACAAAAGTGGCGAATTTGAAATGATAATTGGTTATATCACCGCTAATTCTAATCGAATTCGGTTAAAACCAACGTGTGATGATAAATATAATAAAGTTACACAGGCATTATCTTTTCCTATTAAAAATGTTGCCGAAGTATTTAAGGCAAATCGTGATATTTCAGATGGAAAATTATCTATTAATAGTGCTGGAATTATACAAATATATTATTCAAATGCGGATTATACATGCACTTATTACCAATTTGCAAATAAGAAAATATAGTTATGATTAAATTATCTAATTGTTATAAAACATCGGATGGTTCTATTTTTAAGGATTTGGACGATGCTCAATATCATGAAATTTATGGGTTATTGAATCTGGCTGGATTTTCATGCGGAAAAGAATTGGCCGAGGGAATAATGGCTCGTAAAAAAGAAATTATAAATATTTTATCATTAACTCCCGAATCTTTTTTAGATGATAAAACTACAGTTTCAGATAGTAAAAAGAAAGATAAACGAGTATTAATAACTGGTTAAAAATAAATAATATAATATGTTTGATCCAAATACATTTTTTGAAATGGAAGAACGAGTACCCGTATCCGATCATAGTTTATGGGTAGAACGGTATCGTCCCCGAAATTTTGAAGACTTCATTGGAAATTCCACTTTGAAAGAAACTTTAAAAATGTGGGTTGAGAAAAAGGACATTCCACATTTATTATTATATAGTAGTCCTGGAACGGGAAAAACATCTTTGGGAAAAATGATTGTCGATCTAATTCCTTGCGATTATCTTATTATTAATGCCTCAGATGAGAATGGTGTGGATAGTATAAGAGATAAAGTACAAGAATTTTGCATGACAATGGGAATGCGGAATTTAAAAGTAATGTTTTTAGATGAAGCAGATCGACTCACCCCCGATGCACAAGGAATTTTGAGAAATTTGATGGAGACTTATTCTCATTCAACTCGATTTATTTTAACTTGTAATTATAAAGATAAAATAACTCCGGCAATATGGTCCCGGTGTCAAACATTTGAAGTGCGTCCACCTTCTAAAAGTGAAGTAGCTAAACATTTGGTAGGAATTTTGAAAAAAGAAGAAATCCAATATCAAACTGAAGATGTAGTATTTATAGTAAATAGTTATTTTCCTGATTTGAGGAAAATTATCAATTATACCCAACAATCTTCTATTGAAGGAGAATTGAAAATTGCTCGGGCAAGTGCTGCCGAACAAGATTATAAAACTAAATTAGTCGAATTATTAAAAGAAGCCCGTACCAGAACCAGGGTATTTGATGAAATACGTCAATTAGTAGCGGACGCTTCGTTTTCTAATTATGACGAAGTTTATCGATATTTATTTGATCATATCAATGAATATTCTCCACAGGAGAAGGTTCCTATGGTTATTTTGAACTTGGCGGAATCTATTTATCAATCAGCATTGGTGTTTGAAAGAGAAATCACTTTCGTTGCAGCAATGCATAAATTGTTAACAATATTAAAGTAAGGATTATATTATGAGTGAAATGACACAAGAACAACGTCTTAAAATTCTGGATGAAACAGTTAGAACTTTCGGAAAAAAAGAATGGTTCAGGGATGCTACGGTTTATAATAAGCATCCTTTAGATTCACAGCCAACATTGGAAATTAAAGTGAATTATCTTCCTTTATTTGAACGAAGAGAAGTAAAGGAATTCTGTAATGCTAGAGGATTGGCCGATAGATTTGTTATTGTAGATCGGGATGGAAAACCAGTAAATTAACATGAAAGAAAATAATACAGTTATAGAAATGCCCAAGCAAAAAATGTCGGGAATTAAATCTAACAAAGGTACAAAAGGATTTTTATTTGCAAAGAAGAAGAATCTATTGAAAAATACTCGATGTTATTTGATTGGACATATGCAATATTCTGATGGTAGAGGGTGGAGAGAAGCTATACAAAAGGAATTAAAAAATACGGGGGTAAAGTTTTATGACCCATATAATAAACCTTTTATACATCATGTTCCGGAAGACGAAATTTCTCGTGCCGAAATGTTACACTGGATGGAAACTGAACAATATGACATGGTTTCACAACGAATGAAATCAGTAAGAGATTATGATTTAAGGTTGTGTGAATATTGCGATTGGTTTATAGCAGTCATTAAACCTACTATTGCATCTTGGGGATCTGCCGAAGAAATTTCTGCCGTTGTAAGAGCAAGAAAACCTCTTTTTTTAGTTATAGACGATCCCCGAGGAAAAAAGGCGTGCCCACTATGGTTAATGGGCGCTGTTTCCCATAAATATATCTATAATAATTTAGATGAAGTTATAGAAATGGTACGAGCCATTGACTGGGGAATAATAAAGATGAATTCAGAAAGGTGGAAATTATTATTACCAGAAATGAGATAACATTATATGAGAGAATTTTTAATTCCAGCTTCCATTGGAATTTCACCCTCGATTTCATTACGAGGATTGTATTATATTGGACAATATGGAACAAGTGGATATGCTTCGGCAGCACGAGGATATTTATTTGATTATTTTGTAAAAGGAATTCCTATCACATGGGAACCATTGTACTTTGATAATTCACAATTAAGTGATGACGATTTTTATGATATTACAATAAAATCTTTGATTCATAAACCAATCAATAATATAGATATGGTTATTATGCACAGTACTCCCGATTTGTGGCCCGTATTTTGGAAAGAAAAAACCAAGTTATTGTCCAATAAAATTGTTGTTGGATACTGTACATGGGAAACAAACCGTCTGCCAAAACATTGGGTTAACGGTATTAATGGGTACGTTAATGAAGTGTGGTGTCCATCGACATATAATGAGACATCTTTTAAAGAGTCGGGAGTTACCTCTCATATAAGAGTAGTCCCTCATGTATTTTTACCAAAACCTCTTCCTCCACCCGATTTAGTTAAATTAACAAATGTATCTAATGGAGATAAAATAGAAAAGGATGGAAAATATACATTTTATACTATTGGTGAATTTAATGCACGAAAAAGTATTTCTGAAACTATACAAGCATATTGTACTGCATTTGATAGAAATGATCCTGTAAGGTTAATATTAAAAGTACATTTTCGGGGGTATCAGCAGGAAGCGAAAGTAAGATGTGAAAACGCAATTAAAGAAGAATTGAAAAAATATCCTAATCATCCCCTGATTATTGGACTTTATGAAAATATGACTTCCAAAGAGATTTTAGGATTACATTCAATTGGTAATTGTTATGTAGGATTAACAAAGGCGGAAGGATTTGGACTTACGATTTTTGATGCTTTTCATTATAAAAAAGAAATTATTGCAACGGGTTATAGTGGGCATATAGATTTTTTAGGAAAAAATCACCCCGGATTAGTAAGATATAAGCTGGGACCCGTGCAAGGAATGACCGAGTTTTCACCGAATTATACCGAAGATCAAATGTGGGCATATCCAGATATAGATCATGCTATTTATTTAATGAGAAAAGCAGCAAATATTAAATGTTAGATTAAAAATATATAAGGAGAAATTAAATATGAAAGGAAGAAGTCTTACGGGTTCAAGTATTACAAATTGTTTTTCGGATTTTCTTTTAAAATATGAAGGAAATTATTTAGAAATTGGAATTTTTGATGGATATAATTTATGTCTAGTGGCTAAATCTATTCCACTTAAAATTTGCTATGGAATTGATCCGTTTATTTCCGATGGTCACATTGGATATGAAAAAGGAACTCCTATTCCCGAACACGAAAAAAATTGTAAAGAAAATATGCAGGAAGTTCCCAATACTAAATTATTTAGAGTGACTTCGGAAGAGTTTTTAAAAAATCTTACTGATGAAATGATTAACGAAATGAATGTTTCGGCGGTGTATATAGATGGATCACATCATTTTCCCGATGTAATTATAGATATTGAATTAGCAATAAAACTTATAGGGTCTAAACCGGGACTTATAATTTTTGATGATTTACATATATCTGATGTCAAAGAAGGAATTAAATGGGGAATGGAAAAATATCCGGAACATTTGCGTTCTATATCAAGTACTCATTATATAAATATATGAAATTTAATATCAATAGGATTATAACAAAAGTCCAGATTCCTATTATCCGCATTTGTAATCAAAGATGTCCTAATTGTTGTGCTAGACATGAGCTTACTTGGTATAATAAAAATTTAAATAAAGAAAAAGAAGTTTCATTAGAAGAATTAAAGTGGGCTGGAGAATTGTTAGGATATATACCAGAAATAGAAATTACGGGTGGCGAGCCAACTTTGCATTCACAATTTGAAGAGTTGACTAATAATTTAAGAAATTATTTTAATTATAAAAAAATAATGTTGGTTTCTAATGGATTTTTATTTGGAAAAGATCCTTCTAAATTACCTTTGTTATTAAAATATGATCGGTATTATTTTACTCATTATACCAATCAATTTGATAAAGAAAACAAAACTGGTACAAATACAAAGACCATAGAAATGATAACAGAGTACATTAAAAAAAATATAAGACCAAAATGGCTCCCCGTTGATGTTTCTAGTCACATTATTTATGGTTCACCCCCGTATCCAGGAAGATCATGTGAACGAAACAATTCTAATATGATTTCTTATTATGAAGGAAAATTATATGGATGTTGTATTGCTTGGTCGTTAGAAAATAAAGGAATAGGAATACCTCTAACTAAAAATTGGCGAAACGAATTACATAACATCGAATTACCATGTGAAAGTTGTTTTTTATCAGTATAAATATATGATTATAACAAAAAATGATATTACATTTAAAGTTGAAGGACATCATAGTTGGTTTTTTGAAACATATGTGAAAGAAACATGGGAACCTCACACATGGAAAATTTTAAAAGAATATGTTTCTAAAGAAACGATATTTTTTGATATAGGTGCTTGGATAGGAATTATTACATTGCCAGTTTCATATGTAGCAAAAATGTGCTATTCTTTTGAACCTGATCCTTTAGCATTTAAAACTTGTCAAAATAATATTTTATTAAATTCCAGAGAAAATGTTAAGTTATACAATATGGCAATAACTAATTATACTGGAAACATGAGTTTAGGAAATTTATACGAGTTGGGAGATAGTAGAACTAAACGAAACACTAAGAAGAATGAATTTGTAGTATCATGTACTTCTCTCAGCGAATTTTGTCAAAAAGAAAACATTGAACGAGTAGATTTTATTAAAATAGATGTAGAAGGTTCAGAAGAATTAATTTTAAAGGATTTTACTTTTTTCGAGAAATATAATCCTATAGTATATCTTAGTTTACATCCTGATTGGATAGATGATAAGAATGAATTTACTTCTAATATAAATCGATTAAAATCTTTATATACTAAAGTGAAGGAATACGAACCGACATATAAAAATTTTAATGAAATGTTATTTATAAATTAAGTTAATAAATTTAAAACGAAAGGAATCTAATGCCAATTAATGATTTAGATAAGTATTTTATACTACATAAAACGGATAAGGCTTCAACAGATCACAATTATTCTGTACCGTATTTTATGTTTTTTAATTCCGTACGAAATTCACCGATAAAATTACTTGAATTTGGAATATACAAGGGGGCTTCAGTTAAAGCATGGAAAGATTTCTTTCCTTCGGCAACTATTGTTGGTGTAGATATAGATGCACAATGTCGTCAATATGAAGAAGAAAGAATACATGTAGAAATTGGAGACATGACAAATGGGTTATTTTTGAATGACCTACATCAAAAATATGGTGGATTCGATATTATTATTGATGATGCCGCACATTTTTGGAGACATCAAATAGAAGCTTTTCATTTTATGTTTCCATTATTAAATCCAGGAGGATTTTATTCTATTGAAGATTTGCATACATCGTATTTATTTGGAAGTGTATATGATACTGGAAGACCAACTACTGTTGAAGTTTTAAACGATGTAATAAATCAATTACATTTGAATGGGAAAAGTTCTAACGGAGTAAAAGAAATTGGAAATAAGCCCCTTACATATTATGAGAATTGGTTAGAATATATGTTTTTATTTAAAGGAATTTGTATAATGAAAAAAAGGAATTCTCCATTAAGATAAAATTATGAATGATATTGATTATTATAAATTATTGGGTATTAAATCTCCTTACACAAGATTTAAAAACAAATTTGATTTAAAACAAGTTATGCGAGGATGGAATGGAAATAACCCATTTTTATCTAACATTGTAAAGGAAAAACGGCCCAATTCCATAATAGAAGTAGGTAGTTTTTTGGGATTGTCAACAATTACAATGGCGAAAGCTTGTAAGGAGTGTAATTTAAATACAAAGATTTTATGTGTAGATACATGGTTAGGGTCTCCGGAACATTGGCGTTCGGATCAATGTAATTTATTAAATTTATACGATTATTTTGAGAATGGGATTTCGGCCATGTATGATCAATTTATAATTAATATGATTGTTAATAAAATAGACGATATGGTTATTCCTATTCCGAACACTTCAAAAAATGCATTTAATATTTTACAATTAAAAAATGTTAAAGTAGATATGGTATATATAGATGGTAGTCATGATACTGATGATGTTTATAATGATATTATATTATATTTTAAATTACTTAATAAAAATGGATATATGTTTGGTGATGATTATGGTGGATGGGAAAGTGTAAGGAAAGGTGTTCATTTAGCATTAGAAAAAATCAATGGAAAATTAGAAATTCATGACAATTTGTTTTGGAGTATTAAATTATGAATATATTTGCTACTTCATTATGGACTCCCTATACTGGAATAGAATTTTCTGAAGATAAATATATAACTAATGCGTTATGGCGTGATGTTTTATTAAAATATGGAAATATAACTTTTACTGAATTAGAAAAAAGTCAACTGGTATTTTTATTTATTTCATTTACTGGAGAAAAATTTAAATTTGATGAATCGTTGGCTAATAAAATTGAATTTTTACAAATACCCATTATAATTTTTGATTATTCTGAGTACGGTCAAGATGGAGCATGGGATAGATTATTTGAATATAATATTTTTGGTTATAATACCGAGTATTATAATATATTGAATAGAAAAGACTCATTGTTATTGCACGGGTTCCTTGAACGAAATCAACATCTTATTAAATGTTATTTTAAGAGGGAATTAAATAATAATACAGACAATTCAAAAATTCCATTTAAAGTATTTCCAATAGAATATATAAGTGATAATTATATTTATAATAATCTGGCACAAACTTCAGATGAATATTTTAATCGGAAAATTCATTATTCTTTTATTGGTGGAAGTACTAATCGTTCTCGTATAAAATTATATGGAAATATACTAAAAAACATAGATAAATTTCGTTGTGAAGTTGCGACATCATTTAAACAATGTGATAAAAGATTAGAAGAAAATTCCCATTTTATTTTTTTAAATCATGTTCAATGGTATGAGCGCACGGAATATAAAAAATTGTTAGAATATCAATTAAATACACGGGTTGTTATGGATATGTATGGATGTGGATTAAAATGTTTTCGCAATGTTGAATCTACATATAATTCTCTTTCGGCTAAACAGGATCCTACAGTATTAAAATTTACACATCCTTGGATTGATAAAGAAAATTGTATTGTCTTACCAAATAAACCTGGTACATTATTAATAGATGAAAAATTATCAGTAGAAATTTTATTATACTATCGAAAAAATCAGCATTTACTTTATCCCATATATTTAAAAAGTTTAGATACTAATAAATTATATTCTCCGGCGAATTATGTTCCTAATCATGTCATGAAAAATATTAAAGAGAGTTTATGAATAAAAAAAATATTTTAATTACTGGTAGTGGGCCACATTTACCAGAGTGGTGGGATAAGAATGTAGATAAAATAAAAGATTATGAAGTTATATCTATTAATACTTCTATTTGTATAACTAAAGAAAGATGTAATCGATGGATAAAGTCGGAAGATTATTATTATTATCATAAAGACTTAGTTGAAACTTTAAGTTTATTAGAAAAAAAATTAAAGCCTTTTGATAAATGTAAAGGAATTCCTATAATTCCAGTAGCAAATTATGATTGGCCATTTAAATATAAAAGAAATGGAAGCGGCGGAATAATGTTTTTTAATGTATTAGAGGGAGTAATAAATGAAGCATTTTGGTATAATAATATAAAAGAAATAAATATCGTAGGATGTGATTTAATATATAAAAGTGGAAAAATTAATCATTTTTATGGAAAATCGGGAACTAATGATCCGATGCGAATGGGAATTCGGTGGATTGAATATAATTTAAAAATGTTTAAACATGCATTTAAATTATTAAATATTCCTGTTTATAATTTATCTTTATCGGAGGAAACATTGCTACCTTTTCCTCGAAAAATTTTGTGAAAATACATTTTAGTGATAATAATCATATATGGCCCCGAATGGGGCCATTTATCAATACATTAAAGCAGGAAAGACATATTGTTTCATATACATTTGATAGATCTTGTCCTTCTAATGTTGATATATGGTTTATTGATTATCATAAGCGATTGTGGTGGGAAGATATAGTTAAACAAAATAATTTATTAAAAGATATAATCAGTAATTTTAAAGGTAAAATAGTACTTTATTCATTAGATGATAATGGGTGGTATCCAGTACAAGGATTACATGCCGATATATTGCATAGAATAAATGCATTAATGGTATTTATTAAGTCTGATTATGATAAATGTAAATCTCCCATATTAAATTCTAAAATTATTACTATTCCTCGTTATTTGTGTAATCACAGAGAATTTAATAATAAAATTATTAAAATTCCTCAAATATTCTTTATAGGAAATTTGACGGGTGGATATAAGATGGGAGGAAAAAATTGGCGTGTAGAAGCCATGAAATTAATACAAAATTCATTAATAATAAAAAATAAATTTATTGGTGGAATTGTAGGTAAAGAAATAATTGATGTAAAGCAAAATGAAGAATACAATAAAACGTTTTTTGATTTAATAGTTCCACCAATTTCTGAAATTGAAAATATTAGAAGACTTGAAGAAAGTTTAATTACTTTATGTATCCCGGGGAATACAATATGGTCATATCGATTTCCGTTAGCAATGCAATTAAAAACGACCATTATAACAATGGAAGGATTAAAAAAGGATCCAGGAGAATGGATGTATAACAATGTATTTTCTGATGAATTTTATTATGTTAAACCGGATTTATCTAATTTCATAGAAATTTGTAAATATGCATTGGAAAATATAGAAGAAACTAAGGATAAAGCTGAACGAGCATATCAATTATATAATAAATATTTTAGATTAGAATCCGGTGGTTTTTATATGCCTCATGTATGGAAAGAAGTAAAAGATAAATTTGAGCGATTAGGAGTAAACTTATAATTAAATTCGTTAAGAGTTTGGTATTATATAATTATATTTATAAGCATGAGTAAAAAGACAGTTAAAAAACCAGTTAAAGAGAATTTTTTTGAACCCGCCGTTGGCGGGGCGGCAGGAGCCGTTAATGTTCAACCGGGGTGGGGGACATTTGCTTCCCCAAATGTGCAGCAACATCCTTCGCATTTTGGGTTTGACCATAAGCATATTAATTCTAAAGGAAACACTAGGTCGGATAATTTATATAATTCGGCATATTTGCAAAAAGATATAGATCAAATATATAGTCGCCCAACTACACCAACTCCCGATGAAATAGTTACTGGCATTCAATATGAATTGGGACAAATGAATAAAAAAGATTTAGCTTTAGCCAAACAGAATGTTGTAATGAATTTAAAAAGAAATCCGAAATATTATTCGGAATTGAAAATGTTAAATATAACTGATGATGATATGACTAAAAATATGATGGACCCTCCGGCACAACCTCTTTATGAAAAAAAGCATCCTAATGATGCTCCGGCAAAAACTAAAATTTCTACTAATTTAGAAGAAACCAAGAAAATTCTGGCCGATTTATCAAAAGGAAAAGATCAAAAATATGTTGTAAATAAAGGAATTGCCGATGTAATGAAAGAAATGTGGGAGAAAAAGAAGGCTCGCAATTTATGGAAAAAGGTGTAATATGGCCGATCCAAACGAATATTATCATCCAAAACCTCCCGGAAATGCTCCATATGACCCCTCCGTGGGAGATCCGGCTATGATGAAAGATTGTCGGTGGAGAATCAAATGGTTTAACGAAAATACGGGAAGTAAAGTATGGGGACTTGGTTCTGGGCAAGAATTCCCTAAATTAAGACAAGCTTCTAATATGCATGGAACTCGTGTTTTGGATGCCGGACAAGCAACTCCGGGAAGAAAGTTGCATGTTGTAAAACAGAAATAATTATTGAATTATCTATCTATTACTAGAAGATAAAGTTCTTTTACAAATTGCTTCCATCGAACCTTATCAAAATTCATTAATTCTTTGAGATTGCGTGATATAAGTTGTATCATATCATCATATATATGAGGTAGTTTTCCTGACACTAACTTGATAAATGTTTGTTTCCAATCTGGTTTTGCAGCATTTTTATTTATCCATCTTTTTATATAAAAAGCATAAGTATAAAGGTTGGGTTTGAATTCAATATCTCTGTTATGATGAGGAATGCGGCGTACGAAATCTCCCATACTATTATATCTGTGTCCCGCAATATCAGTATTGGGGTCTTGATGTAAAACCTTTTCTTTTGGAAGGCCGACGATTTGATTAAGTTGTATCCAATGCCGAATTTCATGTTTAATGGTTTCAGTTAATTCATCAAAGGAAGATTCAAATTCTTCGATGAAAAATTGTTTATCGGCCAAAATAAAGATTTCCTTGGGTTGTTCAAATTCGTTTACATATCCATCTCTTGATGATAAATATCCATCGGAAATTTTTAATATAGTGTCGGGAAATTCGGTTGTATTTTTAGGAATAATTCGAAAATCAGCATTTCCCCATTGAGTCTTATTACGTTCTTTTTTTGTTTTAAAAAAAGCAGCACTTTCTTGTCTATATTGAGTTGCTAATCTAACATATTCCTGATATTTTACAATGCGACGGTTTGAGGCGGTTTTCACATTCTGGGCCCGGGTTTTGAAATAGGAGAGAAACATCGACGCAATATATTTTGCTAACTTTTCAGCAAGTTCTTCAACGTCTGGAGGTAGTGCAAACCCAGCTTCACACAATTGTTTTAATTTTATCATAAAGGTATCAAGAATAAATATATAATAATTTCTGGTTTTTCGGATATATTTAAAAGAGAGTACATTATTCTCAAAAATGTATTTATTGGGAATTTTGTTAGCATTAAAAATAACGATTATAAAAAGTTGACACTAAATATTAAGTAAGTTATAATAAAGGATAATATGACAACTATACCTCGTACGTTTTGTATTACTCTTAGGGAAACTCCAAAGAGAAAAGAAGAAGCTATTAAATATTTCAATCAAGTGGGATTAAATGTTGAAATGTTTGATGGCATACACGGTGAATCATTTGGACTTAAAACGGTTATACCAACTTATGATCTTATGGCCGGAAGAGAATATTTTATTACTCAGGGAGCAATAGGATGTATTCTGTCGCATTTAATGTTATGGAATGTATTAATAAATCAACCCGAAGACGAATTTTTAATTTTAGAAGATGACGCTCAATTGTGTGATGATTTTTTTGAAAAATTTGCCAAATTTAAATTAGAATTACCTGATGATTGGGAAATGGTATATGTGGGCTATCTTCTTACAAGCGGAGAAAATATTGATACTGTAATTAAAGTATCAGATAATGTAGTTATAGTTGAACCAATGTGTACTCATGCATATTTGGTTAAAAAATCGGCGCTTAAAGTTCTTATAGAAACCAATCAAATTGCTTGGAATCCATTGGATTTGCAAATTTGTAAACGATCCTTGCCGTTATTAAAACATTATGGAGCAAAAACCCCTTTAATTGGACAAAGATCGGTTCTTAATTTAAAGGATGAAACGTGGTATTCTTTATGTTATGATTGGAATGTTAATCCCGAGTGGTTGGGAAGTTCGAAAAGTAATAATGTTAGATTAGGAAATGGGTGGCATCCTCTTGAAAAGAATGAAGACGGATATATGATTTGGACCGACGGGAGGGGAGAATTTATATTTGATGATAAATGGAAAAAAATGCAAATAGAATTTATCATAGAAGGAGAAGTAGAAAAAAAATTAAGAATTGTTTGTCCGCAACACTCGGATCAGGTGTATGAATTAAATAAATATGGAATGTATAATTTAACATTTAATATTAACGAATCGCCGTCGGTTATTCTAGTGACTGATACATTTCGACCAAGTGATATTTTTAAAACAAGCGATAACAGAAGGTTAGGAATAAGATTATTAAAAGGTATTACTCTTACTGATGTGGAAGGGAAATCGACATTTGTTAGTTTATATTCAATGTATGGAGCCAAAAAAGTTGATGAGATGTCTAAAACTGCCGGAATTAGCATGCTTAAAATTAAATATAGTCATGCCGATGGAAAAATAAATCTAAGAGGACAATATTCGTATAATCATCATCGTTCGGGATTTGGTTATATGCTTGAATTATTATCTGAATATCATCGAGAAGATGCAACGGTAATGGATACATGGGTAGAGAGAACATTTGCATGGGAAAAAGTAAAAAATTCACAATTACGGTTTATACCGTATCGTGAACCTTGGGTGGGGATAATGCACCATCCACCAAATACTCCTAGCTGGTTCACGGATAATGCAACGCCTTATACTATAATTCAGTGTAAAGAATTTCAAGAAAGTTTACCTATGTGCAAAGGATTATATGTGTTTTCACAATATCATGCCGATTTCTTAAAATGCTTTATTAAAACTATACCCATAGAGGTTCTTCGATTGCCCACCGAAACCCCCGAGGTTAAATTTAATATGGATAAGTTTATTGCTAATACTAATAAAAAAATTGTTAATATTGGATATTGGTTGAGAAAATTATCTTCTATTTATTTATTAAATTCAGACCAGGGAATTTATCAAAAGATTCGTCTGTTACCGGCAACGACATGGGTTCCACCAGAATTAATAGAAACAACACTTGATATAGAAGCCGGATTTCGTGGTTATCCAATTTCGGATGATATGAAACGATCTGTTATAGATGTTCGCCATCTTCCTAATGATGAATATGATGAATTGCTTTCAAAAAATATATTGTTTGTTGATTTATATGATGCCAGTGCTAATAATTGTGTTATTGAAGCTATGGTAAGAAATACTCCAATATTAATTAATCCTGTACCTGCGGTGGTTGAATATTTAGGTGAACAATATCCATTTTATTTTAAAGATTTAGAAGAAGCTTCTAAAAAGCTAAAGGATATAGCTCTAATTAAAGAAACCAGTGATTATTTATTAAATAGTGGTATCGCAGAAAAAGTATCGGATGAACATTTTAAACGTACAATTAGAAATGGGGAAATCTGGAAGAATTTATGATTCCGAAAATTATTCATTTTATATTTGGATTAAGAGAAGATTTTGGAGGAATGCCGTTCTCTCAATGTCATTATTGGTCTATATTATCTGCTAAAATAATAAATAAAGATTATGAAATAGTTTTACATTATTTTTACGAACCAGTTAATAATGAATGGTGGGAAAAATGTAAAAGTATAATAAAATTAAATAAATTAAAACAACTTCCTGTATCTGTTACAAATCATATTATAGAAAAACATGCTCATCGTTCTGATTTATTGCGGTTGGATATATTAAATGAAGAAGGAGGTATATGTTTAGATATTGATACTATTTGTATTAAACCTTTTGATCCGTTATTAGTACATGAAAATAAAGTTGTCATGGGAATAGAAGTATTTGACGGAATTATTACAGGATTGTGTAATGCAGTTATTATTTCAAATAAAAACAATATATTTTTACAAAGATGGAAACAATTGTGTTTAATTGAATTCGATCCACGAGATTATAATAGAACAGGCGTAAAACTTCCGTGGAGATTATATAATAGTTTTCCCGATGATATATGGGTTGAACCGCCAGAGTCATTTTTTCGGTTAACATGGTCGGAAAAAGACTTTCAAGAGATGTATTTTAATAAAATTATATTTGATCGTTCTTATTCAGTGCATTTATATAATGGCTCGTGGAAATATCTTCAGCAAATTACGTATGAAGATATTATGAATAAAGATACTTCGTATAATTTACTTATGAGAAAAATTTTAAATGAAGCACGTACTCAATCAATTCTTTGACAAAATTTATTGTATTACTTGTGAAAATTTTACAGATCGACACAGTCTTGTAAAAGAACAATTAAAAGATATTGAATTTGATTGGGTTATTAGTCCTCCTTCAGCATCGTTATTTAATAATGGGCATATTACTACTTCAGAAATGTCTGTGGCGCTGGGACAAATATCTGTGATAAATAATGCCCGTTTAAATGGATATAATAAAATTGCTATTTGGGAAGATGATGGAGTACTAACGGCAACTTCAAATGAAATTAAATCTTTTATAGATGAAATTCCTGATAAGTGGGATTTTTTATATTTGGGAAATGCTAACTGGACGGATAAATTTTGGCCTCCTATCGTTAAAGAATATTCTTTGCATGTTAATAAAGTTTATAGAGCAAATGGTTGTTCATTTATAGGAATAAATTCACAAATATATAATGAAATATTATTTAAGTTAAATAAATTAGATCGGGCTTCTGATTTTAAATTTAACGATTTATATGAGAGAGGTAATACTTACGGTCCAAAAAAGTATTTTTCCAATACTATATCTATACCCCACGAAAAAATACGGCACACTTTTAGTGAAGAAAATTTGAAAAAGTTTATTCCTTCTTATATTTCTCATACTTTATAATTTATAGTAAGTTATTTGTTTTTACTGTGATATTTATATAAGTATGGAAAACTATAGAGAATATTGTAATAGGCTTTTGGGATTACCCAAAAATAAAAAATCGATTTTATCTGAAATGAGGCATACTTCCCTCGATTCTCCGATATTATCTCCGACGGCAATACCTACTCCTATTATTGGTGGGGCTGTTAGAGGAAGTGTTACGGGAGGATTGCCTTCGGGGGCCGACCAATTTGGAGATATAAGCCCCAGCCGATTGGGGGGTTATGAAAAGGTCGATGTAAATACAGTTAATAGTAAACTTGTAGATAATACTCCTAAAAATCCCGAAATAGCATCGCCCAATCCTATTAATCAAGACCCATCTTTAGTGGGGGGAGTTACGCACCCGCATCAAGTTCAAAAAAATGCGGGGGAAGTCCCTCAAAATGTTACAGGAGCTTCTACGGATGGCGATGATTCTTTAATGGTAAAACCAAACGCCCCCGATGGAATTGATATTGAAATAGATGAGAGGGGAAAAACCCCTCCGGTTGGAAGCCATGTAGTAAGAGAACTGGATGAAACATTCAGAAGGCATAAAAAATTTATGAGAAAAAGTCTTAATCTTAAAGAATGTACCTGTGAATGCGGAGATCCCGATTGTAAATGTGAATGCATGACTGACGAATGTATGACGGATGAGTGCAAATCTTGTGGTTGCGGAAAATCTAAAAAAAATAAAATGGAAGAAAACGTGGGAGCTTCGGAACCATTTGTAACTAAATGGAAAATGGATCCGGAAAAAGCTGGAATGATAAAAGTTGAAGAAAAAGAAACGATTAAAGAAGCATTTGAACGATTGAATACTTTAGCTGGTATATCTCCATTAAAAGAAAAAAATAAAGAAAAAGAAGTTAATGAAGAAGAACTTTCAGAAACCTCTGATAAATACAGTCCTCCATTTTCTCGTATGAGAGGTTTAGCAAATATTGGTGAAAAAAGAATGATGCCCGACGGTACTTGGACGGTGTAATTATGTCAGATAAAATAAATAATATTATAGATTCCGGATTAAAACATCAATTGGGATCTTTATATCATTATTTATCTAAAAAATTAAATATACGTAAAATTCCTCGCTTAAAAGTGGTTAATGATAAAAAAAATCATGATAATCCATTTGGATATACTGCGTATTATAAAAATAATACAATTACATTATATATTACCGGAAGACATTCAACCGATATTCTTCGGTCCTTTGCTCATGAAGTAATACATCATTGGCAAAATGAACGAGGAACGTTGAGAGATTCTAATTCTAACGATCCAGGATATGCTCAGTCGGATGAGTGGTTAAGAAGAAGAGAAATGGAAGCATATCTATTTGGAAATTTATTATTTAGAGATTGGCAAGATGAGAATAGAAATGGTCCTCCTAAAAATATTCCTTTCTTGCCTCAACCATTGGATTAAATTATGAGTGATAATTACGAAAGTTTAAATTCAAAATTGCCCGATTTAAAGTCCGTAATTATAAATAGAGCAAAGGGTAAACGTGAAGAAATATTACCGCCTCCCGGAACATTTGATCCATACCAAATGATGATTGATAGAAAAAGAGAAATGGATCCATCTGACTTTAAACCAGGTCCTATTGTACGATGGCCCAAAGAAGATATTGAAGCGTTAGAAGAATATTGTAAAAAAATGGGAATACATGGATTTAAAACAACAATAAATCCAAAAATTGCTTTAGCACAATTGAAGCGAAAATTCGGGGACGATTATACGGGAGTACCAATGGAAGACCGAGTTCCAGAAGGATATGAACGAATAACACCTAAATATGGTCCTAATAATACCTATTCCGAGGCAATGCGGAAAAAACAAATATTACACGATTAATTTTATTTATAAGAATTAAATAAAATTAAGAATCTATTGTCCATCCTAGATTTCTCAATCCTTGTATAGCTGCTTTACCTTGAGTTCCTATAGTATCAAGATCGGTTCCCTCAATATTTAAATAAGCTTTAGTTGTAGATTCTTTACTTTGTGTATAAAATTGAGGCAATATTGAATCTAAAACGTCATTTGATAGATTTGTATTTTTAAGATTTATGTAGGATAAACTAATATTATTTGACATTGTAAATTCTTCTAAAGAAGTACATCCTTCGAGAGACATAGATATAAAATTCTCATTTCCTATTACATCATATACTTTAAGTTGGGAACAACTATCAAATGTTAATCCGGCTAAAGTTGGACAATAATGTGAATGTACTTCAATTACATTAGATGAAGTATATGGAATTTTATATCCCGATCCAGTAAATACTACTCCCGAATCAATATTTCCTTTAAAATATGAACGAGAATCGAAAGTCCCGCTAAAATATGAATTGCTAATTATAGTTCCTGAAAATTCAATACTTCCCGTAATTACTCCGGCCATACTTCCACTAAATATTCCAACTGCTTCTGATTGCTCAATTATAATCACATTGTTTTCAGACATTTCACCCACATGAAATATGGGTTCTGTATTGGGTGGAACTATATATGACCCACTAAAGTAAAAATGAGGAAATTGACCATCCAAAATAGATTCGCTTTGAATGGAACAACTTAAATCGAAACTGCCGGTTAAAGATCCACTAATTATTGAATCCTTTATTGATCCACTCATTAATGATTCACTTATAAATGATCCACTAATTATTGAATTTGAATAAATATAAGTCTCTGTTGATCCACTATTAATTTTAGTATATGAATGTCCATAAATAGGTGAAAAGGATCCACTGGGTTTCGGAATTATTATTTTGTTTTCAAATGCTATTATAATATTATAAATTTGGGTCAATTACAAGGATTAAAGTATTATTATATGGATCGGACAACCTTGGGTCAACAACTGTAGTTGTTCTTTCCAATTCAAATTTAGATAATGTAGATTGGATTACTTTTATAGAAGGATCTATTGCAATAGATTTAATTCCTTTGAGTGGGGGTTGAAAGGTATAATATGCCTTTTTATAATGGGTATCGATGACAAACCAAGGTTCTTCTTTGTAATCTAATTGTCCGACCCATCCGAGTTTTATAGCTAAAGATTTAGCCGGAATAAAATTAGTAGAATCTATTGATATATAAATTTTCTTTATCATATCTATAAATAGTTTATATTTTTATAAAATTATAAAAAATAATTAAAAAGATTTACGAAATATAGAAATATATTTATAAATACAGGAAATTTAACATGAAAAAAATATATGTTTCAATAATTGTTGCGGGATTGACAGCTTTATTAACAAGTTGTGCTATTTTTACAACAAAAGGGAAAGCCTCTATAGCCGAAGAAAAAGGCCGAATTAAAATTGTTGATTTAGAAGCTGCTCAATCAGAAAATGTAGCTAATAAGTTAGATGAAGTGGCTGGATGGGCATATGGTACGGATTATGCACTTAGTAAAGTAAATGAACCTTCTCAAGAAGTTATAGTTGCTAAAGATATAAATAGACGAGTTATTTCTCTTTCTGGAAGTCCTACTATTGAAAAAATGAAGGAAATGCAAGAAATGATTGATAAATTGACTTCCGATTTAGAATTGGAAAAGGAAATGGGGAAGAAAAAATTGGCCTCAAAAGATAAAGAAATACTACAATTGCAGAATGAAAGTAAAGCAATATCAAAGGCTAAAGAAGTTGAAATAAAAAAATATATGGATAAAGCGGCTGCCGCCGCTGCCGCCGCAGATGCATATAAATTCCAATTGAAAGAATATGAGGGTTGGTTTGGATTAAAAGCAGTAGTTAAAGGCTTATGGCAATTTATTCGTACATCAATGTGGTTTTTATTAGGAGGAAGTATTTTATTCTTTATTTTAAGAATGGCCGCATTTTCTAGTCCAATTGCAGCATCTATATTTAGTATATTTACTACTATAGCGGGCTGGATAATTAATATTATACAATTTATTGTTCCAAAAGCAGTTGAAGCAACGGGGTATATTACTAATAAGGCATTTAATGTTTATAAAAGTGCCTTGTGGAAAGTTGTTGATGGAATTCAAATTATAAGATATAAAGCCGAAGAAACAGGAAAAACTCCAGATATTGAAGAAGCCATTGAAGAAATTAGTAAAACAATGAGTCCAGAAGAGAAAGAAATTATTAATAATATAAAAAAGACATTAAATTGGAAATAGTCAATACTATTTATATTTAATATTAAAGCATTATGAAAATTACAAAAAATCAACTAAAACGGGCAATTAAACAAATAGTAAGAGAAACTATTGAAGAGCGGCATGAGAAAAAGCAAACTCTTTTCAAAAAACATTTAACTGAGGCCGGATTAACTAGCGAAACTGAAAATCAAACTCAAGGTTATAATGAGAATGAAGAGATCATGCTTATTAAAGTAATGAAATTAATTGCCGATAAATTGTTAGCCATGCACGGAAATCAAGCTACCCCAACAATTGGAATGGCAACGGCAGAATATCCCGCTGACAACCAGGAGGATAACCAATCTGATATGGAAATAGAAGCCGAACCGGAAGATGGCGATGATGGAAATGAGGGAGAAGAAATTCCTACAGATAATGACAATGTAGAAGAAATTCCATTGGGTGATGAGGAGCCAGAAAATAATGTCGATGGAGATGAAGAAAATGAAGTTCCAGCCGATAATGAAACGCCGGAAGATAAAGAAGAAGACGAAGAAAATTTAGAAGAAGCTTCATATAAAAAAATTGCCAAGCGTGCATATGAAACTTCGAAAGATATGAAAGCTCGTACAATACAATATGATCCCGAAGTTACTGAAAACTTTAAAGTTCAAACTCGGTCTTATCGTACTTCAGATGATAATGCTAGTGATCCTAATAAAGTAAGGGACCCCGAAATTCCACAAGTATAAAATAAATAAATAAAAAAAGTTGATATTATGTTCATGATAGGGCATAATATATATGTTATAGGTTAAATTATAAATAAAGGATCTTTATGTCATTATATGTAATTGATACAACATTAAATCCTCCACAAGAAAAGAGATTTATTAATTACTCCGATCTTGTATTATATTTGGATGGAATGTCTCAAAGAGCATTTGGACAAACACGAAAACAACGTACTATATTATTAGAAGAATGTGGGCATGGGGCCGATGATAGAAACTCAACATTGTTTGTAAGATCCATGCAAGAGCAATTCCAAATAGGAATTGTTAGAGATGGTCGCCTAGTACGATGCGATGTTACCGCTCTCATTTCATTTCAAAAACCCGAATTTGGGGATTAATATTGTTAGTCTAATTAGTTATGGATATTAAATGGAGTGATCCATATTCTATGAAAATAGGGTTTCGCACCGTATGGCGAAGAGAGTGGTGTATTCCTCCCTCCATGTTAGAATCGTTTTTCATGTTCTGGAAACGTAACCGATTTAAGATGTTAGCCAATGGATTTACGGTTACTAAAAGTTCTAATACTGGAAAATGGTTTTTATTTGAAACTAAAGATAATATAAAATTATTTGATTCTTTTAGTTTGGAGGAACCTTCGCTCCCCGTAGATTCTTTTGTATTACCGGATTATCAAATTAAGAATATACAAGGATTGCGTACTTGGCAAGTAGAATCTGCCGGAAAATTATGTGCAGCAATTAAGCATTGGGGCGCAGCCATTGATGGTAGCGATACTGGATGTCATGCTAAGGGTCAGCCAATTTTAATGGCTAATGGAACTATTAAAAAAGTTGAAGATATTATTGTTGGTGATATTATAATGGGATGGCAGGGACCTCAAATAGTAACAGAATTAAAACGTGGTCGACAGAGAATGGCTAAAATAATCCCTAAAAAAGGCAAATCTTTCATTGTAAATTTAGATCATATTTTAACTGTTGCATTGACCAACAGTTGTTCTAAAACACATAAAACTACGGGAGGGTATTGTTATGGTAGTATTGTGGACATTAAAGTTAAAGATTATCTTAAATTATGTAATGCTACTAAACATGCAATGAAATTATTCTCGGTTGCAGTAAATAATTGGGAGAGTAAAAATTTACCTTTTAGTCCATATTTTGTGGGTGCTTTACTCGGAGATGGAGGAATGTCAACACGATCTACAGTTACATTTACATCTAAAAAAAGTGTAATTTGGGAAATGATTTCCAATGAATGTAATGAAAATGGATGGAAACTTGGGACTACAAAAGAGAACATTACACGAAGAATAACTAATGCTCCAACATTATTTAAATGGTTAAGAGATAATAATTTGTTGCCAGTTTCATGTGCAAATAAATTTATTCCTCACAATTATAAAACGGGAAGTCAAGAGCAACGATTACAATTATTGGCCGGTTTGTTGGATACCGACGGTTATTATCATCGTAACAATGGATATGAAATAACATTAAAATCTTCTCGATTATCGGAAGATATAGTATTTGTTGCCCGATCCCTTGGATTATCAGCATATACTAACCCCTGTAAGAAAAAAAGTAGTACTGGAGTAATAGGAGATTATTTTAGAACATTTATAAGCGGAAATGTTGATATAATACCATGTCGGGTCGATTATAAAAAAGCGAAACCCAGAAGACAAAAGAAAGATGCTCTACGTCGGGGATTTAGAATTGAATTACTCGAAGAAGACGATTACTATGGGTTTTCCCTGGATGGAGATGGTAGATTTTTATTGGGGGATTTTACTGTAACACATAATACTGGTAAAACTTATTCTTCAATTGCAGTTGCTCGGGAATTAGATTTAAAAATTTGTGTAATATGTCCCAAATCAATTATTAATAAATGGAAACAAGTTATTACAGAACATTTTGGCCTTGGAGATAAATTAATTGATGTAACTAACTATGAAAAACTTATTCGAGGAAATAAGGATTCAAAAATTGGTTCGTTTGTATTGCATCGTCATGCTAGAGGTAAAAAATTTGAATGGAAACTCCCTAAAAAAACACTTATTATATGGGACGAAGCACATAAATTAAAAAACTGGAAAACTCAAAATGCAAAAAGATGTAATGATGCCATTGTAAAGGGCTATCCGATGTTATTTTGTTCGGCCACCTTAGCTACTAATCCATTAGAAATGAGAGCTATTGGTAAAGCAGTTAAGTTATTTACTGGTAGCCGATCTTATTATGATTGGGCATATAATAATGGTGTATATAAAGGAACATGGGGGTTGGAATTTAATAATGATAGAAGAGTACTTAAACGACTCAATCATCAATTATTTACCCAACGGGGAGTGCGGTTGAGGCGGGATAAAATACCCAATTTTCCAGTTAGCGAAATTAGTCCAGAAATATATGACATGGATTTACAAGATGTCAACAAGATCAATGAAATTTTTTGGGAAATGGAACGGGAACTTGAACTTGTTCGTCAGAGAGAAAAAGAAGATAAAAAAAGAGCCAATCAAGTAAATCAAGAATTACAAGAAATAGTAATTCAAATGCGAGCAAGACAAAAAACAGAATTAGTAAAAGTGCCCCTGTTTATAGAAATGATAGAAGAAGCTAAAGAAGAGGGGTTTTCAGTTGTAGTATTTGTTAATTTTACCGAAACTTTACAAGCAATGGCTAATCGTATTGGAACAACATGTATTTTTGATGGACAAATTCCAGATAAAGAGCGAGCAAAAAATGTGAAGTTATTTCAAGCGGATAAAGAACGAGTAATTATTGTCAATACTCAATCAGGAGGGACGGGATTAGATTTACATGATTTACATGGTAATTTTCCAAGATTAAGTTTAATTTCTCCTGCATATTCGGTTATCCTTATGAAACAAGCATTGGGCCGAGTTTGGAGAGATGGAGCTAAAACCAAAAGTCTTCAAAAAATTGTTTGCGTGGCAAATACAGTTGAAGAAAATGTATGTAAAAATTTGCAGAGAAAATTTAATAATTTGAGTTTATTGAATGATGGTGAATTGGATAAGTTAGATATACTTAGTGATAAAGATTTGGCATATTCGAGAAATTCAACAATAGATATATAAGGAGTTGATATGGAAAAGACTATGAAGCCATCAAAGTTTAAAAATATAGTAGTGCGTTTATCGGCGGATAATATATTAGAGTTTAAAGTAGATACTGATATTTTTGATGACCCTTTCATGGAAGCAGCAACTCGGGCAATAGAAAAATCTAAAAAATCTAAACATAGTATAGTACGAGCCATTACTGAATGTTGGGAGAAAAGATCGCCTAAAAAAGTTATTATGTATAATTCATATTGGATATTAGTTAATGCATCTTTATATTCGAAAGCCGAAATGCTGCGTGAAAAATTTAGAATGCAAACAAATTGTGATTTAGCAAAGGAGCCAATCCGTGGAGAACTTCCAGAATAATAATATTACATCTTCTATTTCCGTTGAAACTCCTAAATTAACATATGATACAACTGGAAATGATCGGGTATTAGCTATTATTTTAAAAAAACAAGAAGAATTAGAACGTGAACTGCACGATTTAAAAAATAAAAAAATATTAGAAGAAACTCAACTTCCAAAAGGAATATTAGAACAAAGCGGACATATTGTTCCTTATACTAAACGAGGAAAACGAGGAAGAGGTTATAGGCCCATTTTAAGATATGAAATTGAAGAAGCCATAAAACATTCGGGGTTTGGCGCTCAACAGGCCAAGTATTTAGGAGTACATATCGAAACATATAAAAAATATGCAAAGATGTATGGTCTGTGGAATCCTCAACCGAATTTAAAAGGGAAAACTCGCAATTTAAATCCAGATAGTGGGAAATATCCACTTAATCGAATACTGGCGGGAGATTTTAATGGACATCCTAAAGTTACAGATTGGATGGTTAAACGAAAACTATTAAAAACAAATATATTTCCTAAGTGTTGTGCTATATGTGGATATGATAAGAAAATTTTAGGAGGAACTTATCCAATTATATTATTAGATCATTTAGACGGTGATAGAAAAAATTTTAAGAAAGAAAATTTAAGATTTTTATGTTGGAATTGTACAGTAGAATGCGGACGGGGATACTGGTCACGAAAAATTAGTTTATTTGATCCACAATGTAAACCCCAGTGATATTTATTAATATGAAAAAACAACCAATTCATATTTTAAATCAAATGGGAGTTATCCCATCTTTTTCGGTTGCTAAAAAAATTACGGATGAAGAAATACAGAAATTTTTTAAGAAATGGGAAAAAATGGGAAAATCCGAAAAAGAATTGGAAGGAATGTTAAAAGAAAAAATATTAGGAGAAATTCATGAAGCATTATCGCAGGAAAAAATTCCTGGGTTATTACGACCGATTGATATAGCTAATGAATTAAATATAGATCCAAATATTATAAGAAACATGCCTGAACTTAATCGGCTGATTATGGTTATTGCTCATAAATTAACTGAAAAAAATTATGATAAAATGTCTTTGTGCTATTTTATTGGTAAGCTTGTTGATTTTTTGGGTTTACAAGAAGCCGACTTTGAGAGATTTCATCGACGGAATAATCAATCCAAAAAAAATGAGGAAGAGGAAGACGACGGCGATGACGACGATGAAGATGGAGTTGACCAGTTCAACTAATCAAAATTGGTGGGAAAGTGAATGGTATAAAGAATGGGAACAATCTACAAAAAGAAAGTATCATGGGAAACGAGATGGTGCTTGGTATTGTTATTATAATGAACGCCAAGAATTAGTTTATGTATATTTGAAAAAATTATAAATTATAAAATGAGTTATAGTATGAAAATTTTAAGTATTGATGAAGCCGAAAAGAAAGCTAAACAAAATACATCGATTATAATTACCGGAGTTACTGGACAAGATGGTAGTTTAATGACCGATTATTTACTTGCAAATACATCATTTATGATATTTGGAGGAGTTAGAAGGCTTAGTGTATCTAATCATAAAAATATATTGCATTTATCTGATAATGAACGATTTGAATGTATAAATTTTGATTTAACGGATGCACATGTAATAGAAAAGGCAATTTCTATAATTAAACCAGCATATTTTATTAATTTGGCAGCGCAGAGTTTTGTAAAATCATCTTGGGACTTCCCTGCCCAAACGTGGGCCGTAAATAGTACGGGGGTACTACATATATTAGAGGCGATTCATAGACATGTACCTACTTGCAGAGTGTACAATGCCGGTTCATCAGAAGAATTTGGAAATGTTCTGTATTCTCCACAAGATGAATTTCATTCGTTGCGTCCTCGCAGTCCGTATGGGGCAAGTAAAGCTGCGGCCCGACATTTAATTAAAGTTTATCGTGAATCTTATAAAATGTATGCTTTACAAGGTTGGTTATTTAATCATGAAGGAGTCCGTCGTGGTGAAGAATTTGTAACTAGAAAAATTACAAAATACGTGGCTAATTTTTCAAAGAAACTAAATAAAAATAATATAGAATCGATTAAAAGAATTCAACCGTTGGAATTAGGATATGTAAAAATTAAACGGGATTGGTCTGATGCCGAAGATTGTGTTGATGCAATATGGAGAATGTTAAATCAAGAAAAATATAATGAACAAATTAAAAATTTGGTGTCCTTTAGCCTTTCCAAATATGGTACTTTTTCGGCTGAACTCACCGAAAAGCTTTCTATGTTAATAAAAGAATATGTGGTTAGTTCGGGAGAAGATCATACTATTGATGAATTTGTACAAAAAGCATTTAAATATATTGGAATCGAAGGAAAATGGGAAGGTGAAGGAATTAATACTAAATTTATATATGAATCCGGCAGTTCGGCCATTCAACCGGGAACCGTGTTAGTAAAAATTAATACTGACTTTTATCGACCAGCCGAAGTAGAAAATCTGTGTGGAGATAGTTCGGCAATTAAACGAGATTTAAAATGGCAACCAAAAACTGCGTTTTCTCAGCTAATAGAAAAAATGGTTAAGAATGATCTTGAATTTTTAAAATTATAAAATGCCTCTTTCGTTGGTGCCATGATATTTATTGGCATGAAGATAGGTTCCCTACCGAACAAGCCGCTTATGATTATCAGCAAAAATGGATTACTATTTCACGAGAAAATGAGACCAGTCCACATGTCTCGATTTACGGATCGTGTGAGATACCTTAATTGGTTGTGGATTATGAGGGTTAATTAATAATTTTAGTCCAACTTCGGAATTGAGCCGATTTCCTTTTTTATTGTTAATTGCTTTTGACGTTAGTACAGTATTATCATACGTATCTTTTCCACCACGACTTAAAGGTACTACGTGGTCAATCGTAGCATGAGAAAAATCTAATTCTTCTCCTGTGTAAGCATTTATTCCATTATCACGAATGTATAATCCCTCTTTCGTCGGCTTTCCACGGAATTTCTTTTCGGGAATTTTGGCATAATTTTGTGCAATAACAACTGTAGGTACTCTGATTGTCATATGTGCGGAGGCTACGCTTAAATCCCACGGACGTACCGGAAGAGTTATCCATTCATTCCAATCGACAGGATTTACATATTCGTATGTTTCGAAATTAGGAGAACCATCATTATTGGTTTCATATACAATATCCATTGCTTTAATTACACCCGTAATTAAATCGCAGATAGTTTTACTAACCAGTTCAACCGCAACCGGCACCCAGTTTCGGTTTAATTTCAATACGATAGCTTTATTCGTTATATTTCTCATATTATGATATATATAGAAAAAATTTACAGATTTCTGTAATTTCCAATCTCTACTGTTTTACCATTCCATATCATCCAATGCATATTTCCTACTACTTCTAAACAAATGTTAGATGAAAGTTTAGGATTGTCAAGTACTCCCACGGGGGAGGACCCCCCACTGGGGGGGGTCCATTGACTTGCTTTATAATGTACTACCATCCCCGATTCCGATAAATAATTCCAATTTGGTTCTCCTAGTTGTGGAGAATGCCCCACAATTTGGTTAATTCCCGGTACACAAAGAAATTCCCGGTTGAAATCACACCATGTAATTCCGCCCACTTGAAAGGGGCCGTTTCGTGATTTTCCTGCGTTAAAAATCCAAGAATATTGATTATTGGCTATTTTATTAAGTCCAATTCTAATTTCTTGTTTTAACCAATTTGAAATATTTTCAATAAAATTTTTACGATCATTTTTTAATTGTAATATTTTATCAGGTACATTATTTCGATGTAATCCTGCATGTGTTAATAACCATCGATTATTTAAAAAATAAAACCATTTTAAATTATTCCAAATTTTATTTTCTGTTATATCTTGAATTAACCAATATTTCCATTGTTCATATCCAGTGCATTCCAATTTTTTATATGGAAAAGCATAATGAACATCATGGTTTCCAAATAGATGAATTCGATTAGGCATTTTCACCGAATGCACTAACCAGTCACAAGTATATTTTACTACTTCCGGAGTATCATCAATATTATCGAAATAATCCCCGAGAAAGATAACCTTATCTGCACCAACGGAACGGATTATTTTTTCTACTTCATCGACTTTATGATGAATATCCGGAATAATTAAAACAATTTCATTATTCATCCGAACATTATACAATGAACTACCCCTACGCTAAAGACGTAGGAGTTTTCTGGCGACTCAAAGATAAATGATAGATTATTAATATTATTTAAATGGATTAATAATAACCGATTTGTCTTTTTTCTCCCATCCTGCCGCCGCCATTTCTTCCTCGGTTACTACAGTTAAATCTTCCTTAGTAGTCATGAGCATGACTGTAATGTTTTTTTCCTTAAATGCGGGGCCATATGGTTGAAGAAGCTTCTGAAATGCGGGCGCTATCATCATTTTATGACCCGGAGTGGGAGCATCAACTTTAATAATCAGAATGCTGTTATTTTTAAGTTCATTAACATTAATAACGGTTACATTGTCCGTTGGCAAAGTAATTTCTTGGTTTAACTTTTCTGTTACATCATTGGTTACAGTTTTTTCTGAATTTGTATTTGTTTCATCACTCATATTTATTTTTCTTTTTCATTTTAGCACGATTCCATTTTATTCGGTTAAAATTTTCGTACCATCGTTTAAAATTATATCCCTTTCTTGGCACTTGGCCTTTTCCTGCACCTGTAGATTTTTTCTCAGACATATACTATTTAAAATCGGAAAACAAATTAAGTCTTGTATGATATTCTTTACGAATTACTTCTGTTATCAATTCTTCAAGCCGCCGTATTACACGTATATAACTTTTTATATCAGATTTAAGACGGATTCGCCGCCAAAATCCAGTAGCGGTTTGTAATTCTTCTTCGGCCTTTTTTATTAGGCCCCGAAGATATTCAATATCGCCCCTTAATTGTTCAACTCTCTTATCAAATTTATCGAAGATTTTTTTATCTCGGGCGTCCATTGCAAGTGACCATTGAAGTCCCGAGGAAATAGGATAGGGGTTTAGGTCGTTCATAATTTTATTATTCTTTAAGTTTGTTAATACGCATGTTTGTTCATAGTTTATTTACAAATATTACCGTGTCAAATTCGTCTTCGGTAGGACGTTGGTAACGAGACAACATTCGGTCAATGACTTCTTCTCCTACATTTCGCCCGCCGTTGGCTCCACGTCTTGCATTACGGTCCAAAAGAGTCTGTTTGTCACATTCAAAAACGACGGCAATTGTTTCTGCTCCCCGAGTTCGGGCAATGCTAATAAAATCTTTTCGAGTTTTTGGATACATATTAGTTGCATCAAAAATGACGCTATTTTTTTCATCCAATGCTTGTCGCATTTGACTTCGGGCCATTTCAAATGCATGAGCCGAAACGGATTGGTCATTGGAATCACCGGACAATGCCCTACGGTTATCGTCGGGGCAAATTCTAACAATAGGTCCTTTATTATTTTTAATCATATTTTTGGCATGGGTCGTTTTTCCACTACCAGGTGCCCCAATCATAATCCACGCCTTCAAGGAAGTCAAGTCCTTATTTTGTTTATCGGCACCTGCTTTAAATTCCATTTCTATATTTTTAGCTCCCACGGGATTAAGAGTATGAATGTAATATTCAGGAAATGGCAAATTAAAATCTAAGCAATATTGGACTAACCATTTAGCAGCGTCATACCCCGTTTTTACAGTAAATGTTTGATAAGGAATAATATCGTTATTTTCTTCCGTTCCAGATAAAATAGTATTTATTACAGCATAATGCTCATTAGAAAGATCATGGTCAAAAGCTACTATTTCAGGAAGTCCCCGTTCTTTAATACATTCAACAAATTCATTATATGAACGTACTATAGTCCAACTGACAGACGGCAATTTGACCCATGTAATATCATTGGGTATGCGAATATCATCTAAAAATAAATTGTAATTCATAACTATTTATATATAACTAGCTCTCTTTATATTTTTCGTTAATAATTTTTCCACTCCAGAATTTTTCTAATACTTCACTTCTAAAGTTTTCTTTTGGTCTTACGACAATGCCTTCGGCGGGACCGCCCGTTGGATATTGTAATTCATTGGCTAAATTAACCAATTCATCAATATTATATCCAAATGCGTTTCCTTCATTTACCAACGTAACCATTGGCAAGTCAAATTCATCGCAAAATTTAACCATTTGCTCGTAATCAAAATAAATACGTTCTGTAATATCAAAAATGTTGAAAATATGCAATTCCAAATCTTTTAATCCGAGGCGGTTTTGCTGTATTTGTGGCCCACAAACTTCACCTTGAATTGCTATACTCCGATTTGGAAAGGCTTTTCTTAGTATATTTTCTAAATCATATTTTCGGGCAATTCGCCAGAATCCGTTGGTATCACTAGGTTTTAGCCAAATTTTCCGGCTGCACACACCAAATTCTGAACCATGTAGGAAGAAAGTTCCACTACACCCATCATCTTTACGAGTGATATAATATGGTCGTCCCCACATTTCTTCTAATGCTTTGGGATAAGACCGTAAATTATCTTCATCTGTCATGATTATGAATCCAGGCAAAATTCCATAGGCCATTCCTGACAATTGGACTGGAAGGGGTTTTTCATATTTTCTAACGCCAATCCATTTTGTGACATCAGTTCCTTCTGCGATAGGACCTTTTAAGTCATAATCAAAATTTGGAAGTATAGATAGCGGAAATACAATACCTGCCGATTCTTTTCCTCGCAATTTAATTGACCGGATTCGAAAATTTTTGTTTCTCAAAAATTCAAATTCGGGCCGTTCAGGTAATACGGCATCGATAGCAATATATACAACCAAGTCATTTTCCTTAAACTCTCCCCGCTTGGTAATAACTTGCCAACCTAAAACTTTTGCCACATCCAGTGAATCGGCATTAGAATGGGGTTGCACGTCATATATTCGTTGAATTGTTGCTAAATTTTCGTCATTCATAATTTTCTATCCATCAGGATATGCCACATTGTACCTATTCCCGGCAAAAAGTCAATCTCATTATAGAGATTTTATTTTACCGTTTTTTTAGTGCAATAGAAATTATCCTAAGTTTATAATAAATATACCGCACTTTTAAAAAAAGTCAAGAGGGGTTTTCTTTGAAAAATTATATAAAAAGTTGACGGTAAAAAAGAAATGTGATAAAGTATGCAATAATATGAGTGATAATGTTTTGAGAATTCCTTCATGGGATGAACAATTTCTACACGATGTTTATTGGTGGGCAAGACGTTCTAAAGACCCCCGAACAAAAATCGGGGCGGTTTTAGTTAAACCTGATGGAAGAATTCCTTTTTCACATGCTTACAATGGATTTGCTAGAAAAGTAAATGACGAAGATGGATTCCGGTGGAAAAGTCCAGAAAAATATGAATGGGTTGTTCATGCCGAAGAAAATGCTATTCTTAATTGTGCCCGAGAGGGGCACTGTTCAAAGGGTGCTATACTTTATACTCAAGGAATTCCGTGTACTAGATGTACAGATGCTTGTATTCAGGGAGGAATTTCAGAAATAGTAGTGCATAAACAATGGCAAATATATGAAAAAGAATTGGGATGGGATAAATGGATTGATTCAGCCAAGCGTTCTGAAATAAAACTTGCCGAAGCCGGAATTAAAGTTCGTGTTTTTGATGGAATTCTAGGAGTAAAAGCAATGTTAGCTGGACATATTATTGAAGTATAAAGATTTTAATCGCAGTAAATATATTAATAAACAAATTATGAAAATATCTATAGATCAAATTGAAGCGACATTATTGGAACGTAAAATTGAACCCGTGAAGGTTCAAGAAATTATACGTGAACTTACTAAAGCTGCTCAGGAAGAAGCCGAAGAACGGCGAGAAAATGCTAGTCCTAAACAAAAATGGGAACATATTATTATTGTCAGTGACCCCGACCAAAAATTGGATGAGAATTTTACCGGATGGGTGGTGCAACAAAAAGAAGGTGAAGATGCTGGGGAAATCATATCAAAGCTAACAGATGCAGCTAGAAATCAAAATGAAATGGCAAAAAGAAAGAAGATGGTAATTAAAACCTTTGGTGAAATTTTCGAATTTCTTAAATCAAAATGGATTAAAGATGAAGGATTAAGAATTAAAACAAAAATTCCCGTTAGAGTATTAACCATTAACAATAATTCATTGTAATTAATACTATTTATATCTGCCCCCGATTATTCGGGGGCTTTTTTTTGTATAAATTGAGGATTTTTATAAATTTTGATATATTTATATGCAGTATTATGAATGATCCTGAAATTTATCTTATTGAACCATATAATGCTTATTTGCCTAAAAGAAAACGGCACTGGCATGATATTGTAGCCGAACAAGAATTGTATGCAAGAATTTTAGCGGAAGCTAATCGTAATGCAACGTTGGCACCTAATATGCCAGATCAAGCAATGCCCCCGATACAACCTATTCCTCCGGCGGCGGGTGGAGGATCACCAGCGCCGGAGTTTTTTACTCCCGATATGGATGCAGAGTTTGACTTTATCCAATCGATTGATACAGGATCGGCCCCAGCATTAGTCACATTTAATTTTAGTGGAGATTCAATATTTCGAGAAGTTGGTTCATTAAATGTAGAATGGGATTTTGGCGATGGCACTGTAGGTACAGGATTTGATGTACAACATTGGTTTAATACTACTGGAAGCAATGCAAATAATGAATTTGATGTAACTATGTCGGTATATGCTAAAGTAGATCTTTCAAAATCTGCTTCGGTAGAAAAAACTATACAAATCAATCCGCCAACTGTTGTTGCGGCATTTACTCTTGGTTCTCCTGCCACATTAACTGGAAATTATTATACGGCTTCGGCGGGACAATCTATTCCATTTATAAATGGAACAGTAACTAATAATCCGTTAAATCCAATTACTTATTTATGGAATTTCGGAAGTGGTTCGGAACCAGATACAAGTAATGCAGTTAATCCTCACTATTCATATGCAGATGCAGGAGATTATACGGTGACATTACAAGCCACGGGGTCATTTGGGATAATGAGTGCCGGAACTCGAAAAATCCAAATTGTAGAAGCCGAAGAAAACGGCAACGGTGAAGAAAATGGCAACCCCGTTCATCCGCCGCCCAGCGGCGCAGCGCCCTGATGCCGAAGAAAACGGCAACGGTGAAGAAAATGGCAACGGTGAGGAAAATGGTAATGGGGAAGAAATCGGCAATGGAGAGGATTTAGGAAAGCCGAAAAATGTATCTGCTAGAACTCCCGAATTTTACATCGATTTGGGTGGTGAATCTTCTGTATATGACGGGGGCATTATCGATCTTGGAGAGGGAGTAGATACAATTGCACCGCAGGATTTTGTAATAAGGAGTACGGACTTTCCGATGACAATTATAAAAATAGAATTTGTCGGTGAAAATTCCGAAGATTTTGACTTGGCTCTTCCAAATGGACAGGATCCATCAGATATGGAATATGAAATGACTGCCGAAGGATATACGATTACAATTGGTGCTTCACTTAATGAAGGCCCGGAAGGAAAAACTACTACTTTAATAATTACTCCAGCGGTAGGAGAACCTTTTTCTGTAACAATAACTGCAACTTTTCAACAAGAATAATATATGACTGATACAAAAGTAATTATAAACTGGACTTATGATGGTAATTCACATGATGGGTTTAAGCTACTCCGTTCAACCGATGGCGGTAGTACTTGGCCTGTTACTATTGATATTTCGGAACCTACCGATAGAACATATGAAGATAATGATATATTGTTAGGAGAAACTTATCATTATAAATTAGCCGCTTATAAAGGTGAAACTACTGGGAATTATAGTGATCCTGTCCAAGTAACTATTACAATTAATGTAAATACTCTTACATTTACTGTAACCGCACAACCAGATACTAAAGAATTTGACGGCAATACGGATTCTTCTAAATCGCCAATTGTAGTAGGGAAATTTTATAAAGGAGATTCGGGTACTTTTTCTCAACATTTTGATAGTCCAAAAATTAGTGAATATGCTAATATAACTCCAACCAGTTCAATAAACAATATATCTGAAAAAGAATATGATTGTGAATTTATAGATGCTGAGGGTGAAATTACTTGGGATAGAGGAAATAGTACAGATATTATTGTTGTGCCAACTGATTTAAATATGTTACTGGGCGAAGGAGATCCTGAAGTTGGGATTGGAAATGAATTTCGAATGACTTATGGAACTAAATTTGTTGCCTTTAGTACTGCAACTGTTGAGGAATCTGAAGTTACATATATGTTAACTTCTTCCAATGCAATAGATTGGGGAATTGGATATGAATTGGATAAGGAAATTTATCCCCAACAAGTTTTATTTACTGGACCTCATGGATTTATCTTTAAGTCGCCAGAAAACTCCTACGTCTTTAGCGTAGGAGATGAATGGAGAAAATTATCCCCGGCTCTCAATATACATTCTGATTGTTTCCGAAGATACATCACCAGTTGAGCAGACTTGGAACGTGATGCTGTGTGATACCTTTTTAATCGTTTTCTCTTTCTCCCTAATATGTATATTCCAGAAACACAAAGAGAATAAATATATTAAGTGAAACAGGACTATACATTTAAGATGAGATTGTTTCCTAACAAGGAACAAGAAGTCCTGTTGTCCAAACACTTCGGAAGCATCCGATGGACCTACAACCATTTTTTGGATAGACGGACCAAGTTCTATCTGGAAGCGAAAGAGAAACAACTTGCCAAGAAAACATTAACTTATGTGGATATGGCAAAGGAACTGACGAAGATTAAGGAACAACCTGAAACTGAATGGTTGAATGAGTGTAATGCCCAATCTCTCCAACATGCCATTAAACATCTGGACGGAGCATATAATCGTTTCTTTAAGAAACTTGCGAAATTTCCAAGATTTAAGTCCAAGAAGAATAAGCAGTCATTTCGTGTCCCCCAATTCGTAGTAGTAAGCGAAGAAAGGATATACTTCCCAAAGTTTAAGGAAGGTATAAAGATTGACCAGCATCGTGAAGTAGAAGGTGAGATTAACTATGCTACCATCATCAAGAATAAGGCGGGTCAGTATTATGCTTGTATTGGAGTCACCAGAGACATTGAGAAGAAACCGAAAGCAGATAAGACCATTGGGATTGACTTGGGCATTAAGTCATTAGTGACATGCTCCGATGGGCAGCGATTTGAAAACATTAAGACCACCAAAAAGTATGCGAAACTATTAAGAATAAGACAGAAAGCGTTGAGTCGTTCCAAGAAAGGCTCCAATGGCAGAAACAAAGCACGATTGAAGGTTGGCAAGGTCCAAGTGAAGATTGCCAACATTCGTCATAATCATCTTCACCAAATAACGTCCAAACTCATTAACGAAAACCAAGCGATTTGTTTGGAAGATTTAGGTGTTAAAAATATGATGGCAAATCATTGTTTGTCCAAATCCATTGGAGATGCTTCTTGGGGAGAACTGGTGAGGCAACTAACCTATAAGGCAGATTGGTATGGAAGGAGACTTGTGAAGATTGATAGGTTCTTTCCGTCATCCAAAACCTGCTCTCATTGTGGATTTGTGAATGACAATCTCTCATTGAACATGAGAGAATGGGATTGTCCACGATGCCAACGGAAATTGGATAGAGATTGGAATGCTTCACAAAACATCCTGAGACAAGGATTGAATTTAACCGTAGGAACTACGGAGTTAGTGGCTTGTCCTGACATAAGACCCGTTAGAAATAATGGGCAGTTGGTTGGAGCCGAAACCCCTACGTCTTTAGCGTAGGGGTAGTTCATAATAAAATTATCCGCATTTACTATGACCGCATTCGGTGCAAGTTGAACAGCCTTCGATATATACGAGATCCTTCCCACAATTCGGACACTTTTGGCCTGTTATTTGTGTACCATCAATAATATATTTTTTTAAACATCTGGCTGCGGCTGCTCCCATTGAAGTAATATCGCTCTGAGCCTTTTGTAATTGTTCAACAACAAATTGTATGGGAATTCCGTGTCGCATGGCCATAGACGCCATTCTAAACAATATTTGTTCGGTGGGAGTAAATTGTTTAGAAAAATCTTCTATAACAACATCTCCAATTTCCAAAGCATATTGTCCTCGCTTCACTTTAGTTATTTTACCTTTTTTATTAGTAAATTTAAACCCAAATCCATTTACATGCCCACCAAAAATTTCATATGGTTGATTATTTTGAAGTCCCACAACAATAACAAATTTTTCTCCTTTAACCGAAACTACATAAATATCTGCATCTAAAGATGATGGGCGTTTGGGATAATCGAATGCTTTTGGTGTAATATTTTCTCGGGAAAGGTTTAATTCTTTCAATTCTTCATCAGAAAAATTCTGGTGATGTATTCCTATACCTTCATCTTTTAATTTAAATGCTAATGCTTTAAATGGGATACTGGAAACAACTCCATACATCTTTTTATCTGGAAACGCCGCAATGGACTTTACTTCTTTTTTATGTGCTTCCAGAATAAAATTATAAACATCTTTCCAAGTTGAACCAATAGGAAGCATATATGTCACCGAAATAGAACTATCTATCCATTTCATCACCTGTGACATTAATTGCAATTTGTCCATTGGATTAATTTCCGTGGATTCTTTAAATTTAAAATTATGCCGGTGTTCATCAATAAATTTAGCTATTGGTATTCCTTTAGAACCCTTCCAATCGTCCCGAATTGAATCACAATCCATAGGAATTGGATAACCTGCTTGAGCAAACATTTCTTTTATGACCCGAGGCACACAAAAATAATATTCATATTTTCCCGCCATGCGGGTTCGTTTCCAAAAATACATGAAAAATGCTGGTTCAATACCATATGATAATATAAAATCACGGAACATTAAAGAAATTGTATTATGATTAATTAATCCGTTTGATGTTATATATGTATGATTTTCCGACGAAACTTCAATATCATATGTTTGCATCTTTTCACGGTAAACCCTTTTTACTTTCGATGTAACATAATTTTCTAATTTAAAAGGAAAATAAGAAGATAAATCGATATATTTCCCAATTTCATTTAATGTATCACGATTTATAAAAATATAATTTTTATCTTTATTATTACAAATAAATGTTGTTAATTTAGAATATAATTTGGATTTTGATGTAATAATTGATGACAATTTTGATTGTATATTTTTTGCTAGTGAAATATTAATGTAAATTTTTTCTCTATCTATTTCATATTCAAATTCATTTAATAATTGATTTTTTCGATTGCTTATAAAGCCGATTATATTCCGGAATTTTAATTTATCGTTTTTAAAGCGAATTGTTACCCGGTACATTTTATTATTAAATCCTGCATTGAGTTTATCTATTTCTCCTAGATACGACTGAATTCCTAAATACATCAATAATTCTTGAACTTCAGCCGTTATATGTTTATATTTTGAGTATAATGAAATACATCCTTCAGATATATCGCCATCCGATTCAAACAATCCTCTTAAATATGCTGCAATAACAGACTTTTTTGATCGAAAAATTGCTTCCGGAATATGATACACATGTGATTTTCCATCTTTAATTGTTGAAATTTTTTTCTTTTTTTCTAATCCATTATTTATTAAATAATTTCCAAGGTTAATAGAATGTGTTGTTATTTCATATATCCTCTTATTTTTATTAAAACTGCAATTACAATTTAATGAAAATAAATTTCGAGTTAAATCAATAATATAATCTGCTAAATCCTTGTCTTCAGAAAATACGGGAAATCTAATCCCATCTACTATTCCCGATTCACTCCTAAATTTTATACTGCCATCTCCGGTAAATAATCCAATATATTCGGCCAATTGTTCATCTAATACCGTCGGCAATGTTATGGAGGATATATTATGATGTTCACTAACTAATTTATTATTTAATTTTACGTAATCAGAGCGATCATTGTCAGCGCCCAAATATGATATTACAATATCTCCAACAATGATGTCAGGAGAATATTTCCATTCATATATTTCATCATTTAATACCCGAATTCTATGCGTAGAAGAATTTTTTGCTATTCTTCCGTCTTCTAATTCAATTACATAACCATCTACTACCCCATTATTATAATATTTTATAATATTTGTATTTCCTTTTTCATCAGAAACTTGAATATTATCAATTATGTCTAAAAATTCATTTTCATTTGGATGATTACTTACTAAATTTTTTATTTTAATAAGTCCCAAATTAGTAACTATTCTGGTATTTTCTTCTATACAACCCGTTGGCGCTATAGAACTAACTGTAACATTTCGAGCATGATTTCCTTTAAGAACGGGAACTTTATATTCCGAATTTAATTTTTCCGATTCTTTTATAATCCGAGAAACAAATGGGGCACTTTTCCATTTATCTTTATTAAATAATCCAAAATCCCCCTTTTCGGCCCCAAGTTCTTCAGTGCTAATATATAACCAATAATTAAACCATTTAATAAATTCTTCTATCGAATCATTTCCATCTTTAGAACCATATACCAATCCCTTTTTAAATAGCCACGCCGCAATATTAGTTACCCCCGCCCCCGTGCGCCTTAGTTTTTTAATAGCCAATTCTTGATGAGGAGTTGCATAAGTCTTATAAACCAATTCACATTCATTAACATTATCTAAAAACCGATTGATTGATTTAGAAATCTTTTCTAATTGTTTTATGTAATCTTTTTCTTCCGTTGAAAATTTTCCACAATTAATCGATGCCAATACACAAAGAGATTCTCGTGAAAGATATTGTTCTGAACATGCGTTGGTTCCGATAATTCTTGAATCATATTCATCCGCTGGATCGTACATTGCATCCGAATTGCTATATTTTCGGGCAACATCGATATTCTGAATTCCTGGCTCTGCATTTTGATGCATGTTTTTTGCAATTAATTCCATTAATTTCCGAGCCTTTACAGTTTTAGTAAATACTTCTTTTTTTCTATCATGAGTAGCTATTTTATAATATCTTCCCGTTTCTTTTTCCTTAGTTGTAAACATATCAATACTATGCACATCAACATAAACTTTATCACCCTTTTTTAAAGGAGGAATAACAAATTTTAATTCCCAATCTTCATCATTTTCGATGGCCTTATAAAATTTTTCTGTACATTGTACACTAATATTGGCATTTTGAATTTTTGTATAATCCGATTTTATTTGTATAAATTCTTCAACGTCTGGATGGTCACACGAAATGCTAAACAACATTGCGGGAATTCTTCCGCTATTTTTTAATAAAATCGATTGGGCACAAAATAAATGATCGTCCGAATCCACCGTAATATCATATGTAATACTTTCTCCATTTTTAATAACCGACTCCACTTTTTGAATGTAAAGATCACAAATAGAATTGGTATATTTAATATATTTGCTATCGGAAAAAGGATCTTTTTCATTTATATCACGAAATAAATTGGGATTTATATTTAAAGATTTAGCTCGAAATGGAGTTTTAAGTCTATCATATTTCCCCATCAAATTTCCTTGTTGGATTTTTATAGAATCTATTTCGGAAATTTTTTCTAACGATGCTTTCCCAACCGCCGACAAATTAAAACATGGTTCATATCCCGGTCGAATTTTTTTTCTTAACTTCATTACATATCCAAATTTTTGCAAATGAAGTTTCAAATTATATAAAAAATCGCCATCAACTAATGAAAGACATATGTTTCTTTTAGTAATAGAATTATAACCATCGCCATCAAATAATCCTGCAAAAAATGATTCCAAATTAGATTGATTACAATTTGTAAAAATTTTAGGAAACCCTAGATTTTTCGTCGTTCCTTTTAAACATTCTATATGTTTAAAAAAGTTATAAAACCATTTCCCAAGTATTATTCTTGTACAATCTTCCGAAGTACTATTCCGCTCTCCTACTTTAATATTAATTCCACATTCACCTACATTACATCCAAATACAATTTTAATACATGCATTAAATTTATCCAATATTTCAGGCCAATTATTAGAAAATGCTATTTCGATAGTTTCATTATATACACATCCATCTCCATAAATAATTCCTAAAATATAAGATAATTCGGGAGTTAATATCGTTGGAATTTTTTCGGGAATAAAAAGTCGGTTACTATTATTATATTCGCTTAATTCATATTTAAAATGGTCAAATGTAATATTATCTACAAATTTCCTGGTTCCATTAAATCTTTTACAAATAACATAATCACCCGGAGATATTTCTCCCATTTTCTTTTCTATATGTGCATCATTTTTCAAATCATAAACTAATATTTTATGATCGAGGCTGGCATCTATATAATCACCATATTCCAAATTTAATCTAAATATTTCTTTTTGTGGATTTTTAAACCAATTAATAATTTTAACTATTCCATCTTTACCTATTATATTTCCATCGTAATTTGTTTCAACGATTTCTTTAATTGTTTTATATCCATGCTCTGTTAAAATATTTGTATTGGGATGTAAACATTGTCCTACATAATATCCTATTTTATCAGTATATTCCATCCAGTGCACTGCGCCCGTCGATTGATTTGCCGAATTTGATACCCTTGTACCCCGTGGGCGCAATCTTGAAAAATCGGTGCCCAATCCTTGCCGATAAGCCGCACATTTAGCAATAGTATAGGACGAATTCCTTATGATAGCTTCTAAACTGTCCCATTCCTCTCCATCTCGATTTTTTCCTAAAGACGTAGCCGTGCAATTAGCTAAACTAATTTTTCTGCCCGATCCGGCTCCTTGCATGATAGATCCGGCGGGATGCCACCAATCATTAAAAATTTCGTCAAACCAACGGTTACTCCAATATTCTCGTAATTCTTGGGTGGATTCTACTGAAGCAATAAAATCGCAAACCCTTTTTACAGCTTGCACATAAGTTTCTTCAGGAGAAGCGGCATATTTCTTTTCAAATGCATCTATTGAAAATTGGTTTCCTTGAAAATATTCTTTCGTTGATAAATCTTTTACATCTTCAAATTTTGTTACATTTTCTTCCATATCTTCTTAAAATCTATTTCGTGTCATCTTGTATAAGTAGATAATTTTAATCCTAAAAGACCCCAATAAAAAATTTTATTTTTAAACTTTTTTAAGCACATAAATATATTTACGGACTATCGTTCGGAGAATTGTTACGAACCTTTTTCCATGCCTTTTGAAGCAATTCTCTTTCCCGTTCTTGTTCTTCTTTGTAACTACTTATAAGCTCCATTCCTTCAATAGAATCTTTGTCAAATATCTCAATGTTTCCTATTGAAGTATCAAATCGACATATATACCAAAATCCATCTGGACCAAATCTGTTTTTCATTACAGAAAGTCGTGCGGTTCCTTGTCGTTTATCAAAATCGTTACGAGCCAATGCCATAATAAAATCTCCAATCATAATTTTTTGAAAACTATCCGCAACATTTGTTGCACCAATAACGTCTTCTTCATGTGCTGATCGATTTGCTTGGGATGCTGTCCATCCAGGAACTTGTAATTCTCCCAATATTCCCCTCAATTCCGTATATACGTTTCCCGAATCGATATAAGTGTTCGACCCTTTTTCTGTTTGCAGGGGTCGCATCAAATCGGCATAATCAACAATTACCATATCAATCTTAATTCCATGTAAAAGTTGCAAACGATCAATGTGCATTTTTAACGATGCAGCCGTAACAGTTCGGGTTGGAAAATATTTTACATATAACTTTCCGAGTCCCTTTGATTTTAATTCTTTAATTTTTTCCTTGACAACATCTGTATTTTTTCGAACGTCTTGAAATGGAATTCTTGTAAAAATAGAATCATATCTCAATCCTACATACATCTCATTAAGTTCCATTGTAAAATGCATTACATTTTTTCCTTGTTTCATAGCCTCCGACCCCAATCTTGCTAGAAACCAAGATTTCCCCGCCCCCGGTGGTGCAACCACAAATCCAAGATCTCCCTTTCCTAATCCTCCGTCTAAATGTAAATCTATTATATCCCAATTTGTGCGAATACATTCTCGTGCCATTGCAGAATGTCGAGCGTCAACATCATCTAAATATTCATGCCCCAATTTTCTTTCCAGCCCGGCTTTTGATGCCTCATTAATTACTTGCCAAATTTTGTCATATTTTCCCTCTTTCAAATACAAATGAGATTCCCAAATGGCATTTCTTAATTTCTGATTTCTACAAAATTCAAGAAATATCTTTTTTGTATAATCTAAATCCTTATGAGACATATACTGGTATGTCTCTTTTAAATGATCAAGAATGGTTGATTTTAATACTTCATCCTGAATCTTTTCCATTTCTACTTTAAACACTTCTTTTGTGGGAGCGCTTCTATAGTTAGGAAAATATTCTAAAATTATTTTAATTATCCATCGGTGAGCATCGGCCTCAAAATATTCAGCGTTAATTATATCTATTGTTCTTTCAATAAATTCACGATCAGTTAAAAGCGCCGATATACATTTAGATTGGAAAGTTTTTCCATATTTCTTTAACGTGTCAATTTCCTTTGTATGATCTTCCATATTTTTCTTCTTTCGTTCAAATACTATATCACATTTTATTGCAATTGAAAACTTATTATATTTTGTTTGAATTTTTATTTTAAAAAAAGTTGCTTTTGTTGTAATTCCTGATATATTATATCAGTAGGCTGAAATCGGCTGTAGGGCCGCCAAGGCTTTAGAACCTCAACTAAAGAAAGGTAAATTATATGTCTTATAGAATAAATATACTTGTCAACGGTTCTCGTTGTAAACAATATCAACATGACGGAAAAACTTTCATCGAAGCCAAATCGGGTTCGGAATATGTCATTGAAATTAAAAACAATACGGAAAATAGAATTTTGGCCGTATGTTCTGTAGATGGGCTTGACGTTTTGAATGGGAAGCCCGCTCGCTCGGATAATCCGGGGTATGTTATTAATAGATATTGCAGCGTTAAAATTGACGGATTCCGAGTTTCCGATTCTAAAGTTGCTAAATTTGTATTCGGATCTAAAGAAGATTCGTATGCCGCTATAAAAGAAACGGAAGAAAACGAAGAAGGACTTCAAAAAAATGTTGGTGTTATTGGTGTAGTAATTCATAAAGAAGATATACCAGTACTTAAAAAATATAAAAAATGCGAAAATCATGAACATCTTCATCACCATTATCATTTTCACCGTCGTCGATATCCATATCCGACATATCCTCCATATTGGCCAGAACCATATAAACCTTACTGGGAAACTCCATTATTATGTAGCACTGATACATCACATAAATCGCCCAAGTCTTCTGACTTAATGTGCCACGCCCAATATACTTCGGAGGTTCAATATACTTCAGAGGTTCAAGAAAACTCCCCTGAATTATTTGACCTTGGCACCAAATGGGGAGGCGCAGAAGAATCCAATGTTGTTGTAGTCAAATTTAAGCCCGGCAACGTTGATTTTGTCTCCTCGATTTTTTATGCCAGCCGAGAAAGTTTAATCAAAATGGGAGTTCCTTTAACTTCCGAAAAACAAATAAGCTTTCCCGAGCCATTTGTCGATAAAAAATATGCTAAACCTCCAAAAAATTGGAATGGATAATAAATAACGAATCTAAGGCCCCTCAATTTGAGGGGACCTTTTTATTATATTTCTTTAACACCCAAATTTTCATTGTGGGTTATATCTTCATAATATAATTCCTTTTTAATTCCAATTACATCTTCCGGTAAAAATTCTTCCATACATTCTTGATTAATTTGCTTTCGTAACATCTGTCGATCTATATGCCGACGCTTTCTAGTTTCTAATTTTCTCATTTTTGAATTCATAATTAATCCTTTCTGAATTTCAATTTATTCATACCGTAAAAGATACGGAACTTTACTTATATCATATTTGGTAGATATATCTTTTCGATGAACTACCCCTACGCTAAAGA